ATAAAGCAGATAGATTTCGAGAAGCCTGGACATTTCATAGTAGCGAGAGAGTCGGAACATTTATTCCCTGCTTCATTGCAGAGAATGAAGGTATTGCCACTAAGGAATGCGGAGTTCATTGATTTACCAAATCAAAAAGTCTATGATTTGACGATACCTAAGTATGGAAATTATTTTACAGATGATGGTATTAATCATCAAAATACAGGGAAATCCCTTGCGGCTATTGAGGTTATGGAGCAAAGTGGGTTTGATGATTGGTATTGGATCGGACCGAGAAGTGCATTGAAAGCAGCTAGATTAGAATTTTCGAAATGGGATTGTAAAGTTAAACCTGTGGTAATGACCTATGAGGGATTACGAGATACTATTGGAGGGTGGATCGGTAACGATAAAGCCCCACATGGAGTGATATTTGATGAGTCCTCAAAAATTAAAACACCTACGGCACTTAGAAGTCAAGCGGCTTTACAACTTGCTGAAGGTATCAGAGAGGACTGGAAAATGGAGGGTTTCTGCCTCTTATTGTCTGGTTCTCCAGCACCGAAGAGTCCGGCTGATTGGTACAACCAGTGCATACCTGCCGATACCTACATTAACACTAGTGAAGGTATACGAAGCGTTAAAGATTTAGTAAATCAAACTTGCTATATTATAGTGAATGGGAAAAAGATTAAAACGGAGGGTTTCTTTAAAACAGGAACAAAACAATTATATAAGATCGAAACAAAAGAAGGTTATTCAGTAAGGGCTACAGAAGATCATCGTTTTATGGTTGATTATGATAGTTTTCCAATTTGGAGAGAATTACAAGAATTAAAAGAAGGAGATAATCTTGTAGTATCTAACTCTGGACATTACCATACTTGGAATGGTATCGGAACATATGAAGATGGATATATTATTGGTTTGTTATATGGGGATGGATCAATAGATAAAAATGGACGAGGTTTATTGCAATTTTTCCCTGATGATTTTTGTATTATGCCTTATGTTCAAGAGATTCTTAATCAAAGTAATATATCTATACAAGGAGAATCTCAACGTATTTATGGGGGTAAAATAAATTCATTAATAAAAGAATGGGAGCTAAATAGTAAAAAAGAAATATCTAATCTTATGTTATCTGCATCTAGTGATTTCATAAAAGGATTTCTTAGTGGATTTTTTGATGCTGATGGATACGTTAGGAAATCAACATTGTATGTAGCCTTGAGTCAAGTAAATAGAGATAGAATATATAAAGTTCAATTAATGTTGCAGTCTTTAGGTATTTATAGTACATTACAAACTAAAAAGAATAAAAAATCAAAAATAAAAGGTAGAGAAATTAATACTTCTTTAATTAGTTATGAATTAATAATAATAGGGAATGAAGCTGTACGTTTTTATGAGAGAGTAGGCTTTAATATACCTAGAAAAAATAAAAAATTAAAAAAGAGAATAAAAAATAGACATACTTGGAGAGCAAAAGAAACAGCAAAAATAACTTCAATAACTAAGGATAAGATCGAAGATGTCTATGATATTACAGTACCAGAGGAACATTGTTTTTCTGCTAATGGTCTTGTAGCTCATAATTGTGAAGTAAGTTGTCCAGGTTTCTTAAAAGAAGGAGATATTAATAAATTCAAAAATAGACTTGGATTAATTGTTCAACGTGAACAACAGATTACCGGAGGCACATACCCTTATCTAATAACTTGGCTAGATGATGAAAATAAATGTAAAGAATGTGGTGAGTTCGAGGATCATATTAACCATGACTTAACAAGTGTAAGTTCCCATCATTTCACTAAGTCAAAGAATGAAATAGAGGCACTTTATCGTCGTATGAAGGGACTTGCAGTAGTTATTTTCAAAGAAGATTGTCTTGATCTCCCTGCGAAAACATACAAAATTATTGAGTGTAAACCAACACAATCCATATTGCAAGTAGCTAAGACTATTATTGATACAGCCCCTAGAGTTGTAACTGGTTTGACATTGGCAAGGGAACTGAGCGATGGATTCCAGTATCGGGAAGAGGTTGTAGGTAAAGAAACCTGTCCACGTTGTAAAGGCGCTGGAGAAGTTAATGCGGCTGTATATGAGAGTGAAGAGGAAGAAAATGAAGAAGGTAATAATAATGAAGAAGATTTAAATACTAAAATGAGTAGGATGGGACCAAGTGAAGATGAAGAAGTTACAGGGGAAATGGTTATTTGTGATACGTGTGGTGGAAGAAAAGAAGTAGATAAGAAAACACGTATAGTACAAGAAGTGCCCTGCCCAAAGGTTAATGTCCTTATTGATTTACTAGATCAATATGATGAAGAGGGTCGAGTAGTAATCTATGGTGGTTTCACTGGGTCCATTGATCGTATTACATCGACTTGTACTGAAAGGAAATGGGTTGTATTACGTGTAGATGGTCGAGGATGGCATATCTTCAATCCCATAGGTGATGATCCAAACCAAGCAACAAATAGTGATGAACTCCTTATCGCTATGGATCGTACCCATCCACGCCGGAAAGAACTATTAGAGAAATATCCGCGTATAGCTTTTGTTGGTCAACCTGGGGCTGCTGGTATGGGTCTTAATCTTACAGCATCTCCAGTCATCATTTATTATAGTAATGACTTCAATGCTGAGAGTAGGATACAGTCAGAAGATCGTATCCACCGTTCAGGTATGGATGTCAATCTTGGTGCTACTATTATTGATATTATTCACCTGGAAACAGATGTCCTTATACTAGAGAATCTAAAGAAGAAACGTGATCTCCAGGCTATGAGTCTTGGAGCTATGAAGAATTGTATGACAATGAAACTACCTAGAGAAGTTGATACTATTGTATATGGTAGTGAGTCTGGAGAAGAAGGAGAAACGAATGCCTGAAACTATCACAAATAATGAGATTATGAATCTTCCGTTGAAGTTGATTCTTGTAGATCAAAGTTTTAATTGTCGTGGTGATATCGCTCCGATGGATGTACAAGAACTTGCAAGGGATATCGAGAAGAATGGTTTATTAGCTCCTGTCATTATCCAGAAGTATGAGAAGGAACATCTTGGGACGGAATATCCTTGGAGACTTATAGCGGGATTCAGGAGATTTACAGCACATAAAGTATTAGGGGCTAAAACTATTAAGTGTGTAATTAGTGGGGTTGATAATGATAAAGATGCAAGGATTATTAATCTTCGAGAAAATCTCCTACGTAAAGACCTTAACATCGTAGAAGAGGCTCAAGCTGTTAAGCATCTAAATAGTTTTAATATGACTATGCAGGAGATCGCTGCGGAATTAGGGAAGTCCTTTGGTTGGGTACAGATTAGAACTTATCTCTTGCAGTTACCTAATGAGATTCAGGAACAAGCGGCAGCAGGGTTCATTACTCAACATCAGATTCGTGATCTCAAGAATCTACCGACAAAGGAAATGCAGTTCGAGGCGGTTAAGAAAATTAAAGTGGCAAAGGAAAAAGGAGAACAGACTCCGATTATTAGGATGAAGAAAACGGAGTCATCACTTGCGAGAAGACTCAGAAGGAAGAATGAAATTTTCATAATGATGGATCATATCCAAGAGTCAGTAGGAAATAATTTTGGTACACGTTGTTTGGCTTGGGCTACAGGTGAGATTACTGATAATGCAATTTATCAGGAGATTAGAGCGATAGCAGATAAAGCAGGTCGGCCATATATTATACCGTCTGAGAGTGTTGCTTCGATGGCAGGTATGGATGTGAATGCTGAGAGGACGTAAGGTATGAGAAGATTAATACGAAAAATTATTTGTATTATATTATCTATACCACTGGCGATTCTTGTAGTGTGTATAGTTCCAATTATTTTTATTTTCTATTTGTTAAGATTCAATCTTAATACAGATGGAGATTATCTTCTTTGGCCCATATTGTTAATTGGAAAGTTGTTTATCAAATGAAAAAGCTATTTGATTTTGTAAATCAAAATGTTGAGATTACTGATAGTATTCTCGATGTTGGATGCGGGGATAAGCAATACTCTAAACATTTACCTAATGCTACAACCTTGGACGCTTGGCCTAATGTTCAACCTAATTATACTATAGACCTCAATGATGAACTATTCCCTTTTGACGATAGAGAATTTGACGTTGTACTAATGATAGATTTCATTGAACATTTATCCAAACGTCGTGGAGAGTTGGTTTTAGAAGATGCGAAGAGAATATGTGGAGGGAAGATTATTTTAGTAACACCCCTTATCTGGGATAATAATACTAAGAATACTGATAAGCCTGGGTATTGGTGTTATGGTAATAAGTTTAATTATCATAGTAGTGTTTGGGCAGCAAGGGACTTCCCAGATTGGAAGCGGATACGTAAGGTTATGGGTAATATGTACTATATGGGAGTATGGACTAATGGGTAAGGATAATAAGGACACTGATACTTGTAAGAATTGTCAACAGTTAGCAGATTTCATCTTGGAACAAGATTGTGATTTACCTACAACTAACGAACAATATCCTAATGGTATGTCAGCAGTTGAGGCAGTTATTGTTTATATTGCAAGGTTAAAGAAGAAGGTAGAAGATCAATATAACATGGGATATAATGATGGGTTCACTGAGGGTGCAGAGGATGTGACGTAGGGATTGTTAGGTATTACCTATGGCTAGAATATACATAGATACAGAAACCTGTGGATTCAAGGGTCCAGCAGTCCTCATTCAGTATGCTGAGGAAGATGGTCCTATTGTCCTCCACAATATCTGGAAGGTTCCTATCTATGAGACAATGAAGCTTATTGAATATTTCATGGAGAATGAGATTGTAGGCTTCAACTTGGCATTTGATCATTTCCATCTTTGCAAGATTTATACGATGTTCCTCCAGCATACGAATCATCACGATATACCAGAGGATATTATTCCTGTATTAGCAGAGGGAGAGTATGCTGCAACTAACGGTCCTTGTTTGAGACCCGCTGCGGCATGTGATCTTATGTTACATGCGAGGAAAGGTCCATATCAATCAACTATGAATCGTAAGCCGATACGTATTAAACGTGTTCCAACGGTATTAGCACGTAGTTTAGCGGCTAAACTTGAAGAATTAATACCTCTTAATGATATATACTTTGCCAGGAGAAAGAAGAAGGATACTCCACAATGGCAAGTAAGGGATATTATTGATGATGAAGGGGAGATGAATACAGACTTTAAGGATATCGAATTGAAGTTCGATTCCTCTTCTGCATTGAAAGCTCTTGCCATAGACGCATTAGGGGTCAAGGAAGATGACATCCTTCTTATGGGTCACGAAGTAGGTATCGAGAAAGAGTGGATGCCAAAGGAAGATAAGTATGTCCCTTATGGTGGGAGTTGGCCTGAGATACTTCGGCATCATATTGCATATTGGGCGCATAATCCGATTGCTAAACGCTACGCGAAAGATGATGTTGTCTACACTAGAGGTCTATATCATCATTTCAATGATCCCGAACCTGGGGATACAGATTCGGAATTGGCTTGTATGGTTGGTGCAGTAAGATGGCATGGGTTCGAGATTGATGTTGAAGGGATAATTGATTTAGCAAATCAAGCTAAGGTAGTAGCAGAAAGCGCACCTACTGCTCCAACACAAGCACGTAAATATGTTATCCAATATATGGATGAAACTGAGAGGATCGTTGTCCAGTCAAGTACAAAGAAAGTTGTATTACAAGAGATTGCTAAATGGCGTCAGGGAGAGGAGATTCATCCAGCAGCCAAGGCCGCACAGCAAGTTCTCGATGCAAGGGAAGCTACAGAAGAAATTAAACTTTATGGTAAACTTATCAAAGCTAAGAAATTCTTTGCAGGGTTCAGTGTCATCGGAACGAAGAGTACAAGGATGTCAGGCTCTGATGGACTCAACCCTCAAGGTATTAAGAAAGATAAGAAAGTTCGATCTAAATTTGGATTAGCACCTAAAGGTATGATATTATGTGGTGGTGACTATGACTCATTTGAAGTTACATTAATGGAAGCAGAATGGGATGATCCTAAACTTCGAGAAGCATTACTTGAAGGTAAGAAAATACATGCTATCTTCGCTATTGAACTCTATCCAGGATCAACTTACGAAGAGATCATCGAGGAAGAAAATACAGGAGCTTTCCTCAATCAATATGTTAATGGTACACGTTATAAAGATGGTAAACAAGGTGTATTTGGAATGGCATATGGCGGCACAGAATATACTCTTGAGACTAAGCTTGGTATCTCTCCAGAGATAGCATTACAAGCACATGAAGGTTTCGGGAAGAAGTTCCCAGGAGTACATAGGTCAAGACAAAAAGTCTTTGACGCATTCTGTAGTATGAGGCAACCTGGAGGTATCGGCACAGCCGTAGAATGGCATGATCCAGCAGATTACGTTGAGAGTATGTTTAATTTTAAACGATACTTTACTCTTGAGAATCGTATTTGCAAAGCACTATTTGATTTAGCTCAAGACCCTCCGAAAGAATGGAAGAGATATAAAATCAAAGTCCATAGGCGTGATCGTGATCAGACTGTTTCAGGGGCACTTCAGTCAGCGTTATATGCTGCGGCTTTCAATATCCAAGGTCAAAATATGAGGGCTGCTGGTAATCATGTTATCCAATCACCAGGGGCTACTATAACTAAAGAACTGGAGTTAGCTTTATGGGGACTCCAACCAGTTGGAGTAAGTAAATGGATTGTAATGCCTATGAATGTTCACGATGAAATAATGTGTCCAGTACTTCCAGAGTATGCGGCTAAGACTAAAGAGATCAGTGATGGAATATTAGAAAGGTTTAGACCTAATGTGCCATTAATATCTATGGATTGGAAAGTAGGGATAAAATCATGGGGAGAAAAGTAGATGTACTTCTGGAGATAAGGAAGAAAATAAATAGATTTAGACGTTTAGAATATTATCTCCAGCGTGATGAAATAGATGAAGAAACACTTGAAACTATTTTAGATTTCTTACATAATATAGTTTCAGATACTATATTCGATATTATTGATATGGATATCCAAGAAAGTAAAACTCTTGAAGATTGGGGAATAATGAAGATACGTCAACTTGCACAGAAATTACGTATACCGAATTGGGGAAGAGAAGCCCGAGATATTTTGATTTCACAAATCAAAAATCATGAAGTAGCAATACAGTTATATTTTCCAAGTTATACTTATATAAAGGAGGAGGATCAAGATGGCAGTACCGGCACGACGCCCTCTTCGGAGGCCGGAAAAGGTCAGCGACGAAGAAATAAGAATAGAACTGAAGAAATTAGGGCTAAAATTTCCGAGCCATTTAACCACGGAAGCTCTTTCGGAGACGTTTAAAGATTACGTTGCAGCAAAGAATTTAGTGCCAGATGAAATTTGGGAGAGGTATGCTTTATTAGGGCTAAATGATCTCCAAGAACAAGTTATACTTCGGAAAGCTAGGGAAGCATTAAAGAAGAAAATGTATGAAGTTAAACGTGTGTATACAGAACAGGTGAAAAAGGAGAAAGCAGATGCCAAAAAAGAGAAGTCTAAGCATAAAGTTACAGGGAAAACTCCTAAGGGAGTGCATCGTAAGGGGAAAGGAAAACAAACAACTCCAAGTGATTCTTGACTGTGGGAATCCTCAATATTATATTAACCGTAGTATTGAGTTGTTACATGAAGCTCAGGATATGAAACCTACTAGCCCTGCTACTGATGATAAACTTAAATTGGCTCAGATTCTTATAAATATTACGAGGGCAGAATGCGTACCAAACCTTACAAAAACCAAGGACGCAAAGGACCAGAAGCCGTAATCCAACGAGCTATTATTAAACGGTTGAGGTATGAGGAATGGTTTGTTAAATCAACACATGGGAATATGTATCAGAGTGGGTTCCCTGATCTATTCGCTTGTCATGTTCGTTATGGGTATCGTTGGATCGAGGTTAAACTTCCAGATATGAAAGGTTCGAAATTCACTGGAGCGCAATTAGAGACGTTTCCAAAGTTATGTGCTCATGGTAGTGGTGTCTGGATACTTACTGGTGATAGTGATTTAGAATTTTGTAAATTACATAAACCAGCGAATTGGGTATTTTACTTGCACTAGGAGAATAGTATGCAACAAGAAAAAGAGATGAATGATTTAATGAAGAGTCTTGCTAAATCTAATGATCCAGAGAAAGTAGAAAAAGGAAAAATAGAATTAGAAAAGGAAGTTGATACTACTATTGCTGAATTGGGTAAACCTACACCAAAAGCTAAAGAGGAATTAGATAAAATGGGGGTTGAAGTATCTTGTCTTAATGCTAGGGAATCAGTCATAGGATTTGTAGCATGGCTAACTACCCGTAGTATAACAGCTACTTTCGGTGCCAAGCATGGATCAGCAGAGCCTTGTGATTTAGCAAATCATTTCTGCAATGTCAATAACCTACCGGATTGCCGGGACGATTGGACGGAGAATCTTACGCACCCGGAGAATTAAGATGCGTCTCATTTTACTAGATACAGGGAATCTACATTATTGTGTTAGTCGAAAATTTGAAGGTCAAAGGATTGACTATAATAAGCTCATAGAAGAATGGTGTAACTCCGATGATGAAGTCATTGCTTATGGAGCTATCCCGACTGAGGAAGCCTTTACATTTCGGGATGCCTTACGAAACTATGGTTATCGAGTCAAGTTCAAGGAACTAGGGAAAGGAATGAAGTTTTATAATCCCGTTATTGATATCGTTTTAGAGACTGTTAATCGTTCTTTAAAGGTAGACGAAATAATTATTGGAACCTCAAATCAGGAGTTAATACCTATTGTAATGTGGCTCAAGGCGCGTAGTATTGTAGTAGGGATATGGGGTTGTGGGATTAATTTTGAACTCCAAAAGACAGCGGATTATTATAGAGAGATTAAAGAGGAGATGCTTCTTGAACCTGTTAAAACAAACCACTGATTATGGATGTGTCATAGCTTCGGTAGCAATGTGTACCGGAGACACGGTAGAGATGTTAGAGAAGTTCCTAGTCCATAATCCTGAAGAGATAGTTTATCCAAAGGAGGTTGGTCCGAGGCGTTTTCGTGGTATACAGATTGAAGATATGTTGCCAGTGATCTATGAGGTTGATTATGTATGTATGCCCTTTTTCAAGAGTACCACGATAAATAATAGACAGATTGATTTCCAATGTCGTGCACCATTATATAAAGAGAATGGTGTTCTCATGTATGATACTGGACATGTCGTAGCTTGGAATTGTAAGGATCAAATGATATATGATCCTACAGGATACAAGCGACCCTTTAATGAGAATTGGGAGGAGTTCTGGATGATAAGGAAAATTAATTAGATAATGTGTATAATAGTTATTTGATTTAGTAAATCAAATTTGATATCAAATTTTAAATATTATTAAATCTTTGATTTGATTTTTATAGGTATATTTTGATTTGATTTACTATTTTGATTCTATAGTTTTATTTTGATTAACTAGCAAATATCGTGCCAAAGTATATGCAAAATTATCCGAGAGAAATTGTGGATTATTTGCACTTGTAACCTGTTGATATATAAGGACATACGGGATTTCCGATAATATCGTTTGACTAAGATAGTCTATAGAGTATAATGTATATATGCGGCTCTATATCTGGACCCAAAGGAGAAAATCAAAACAATAAATCAAATCAATTCCACGGCTCTTATATTATTTTACTAAATCAAATCAAACTTTTTGATTTAGTAAATCAAAACTAAAGGGAGAGGGAAATGTACCTAGGAAATATAAAGAAGAGAATCAGATACAGCGTAGTACACCCACTTGGACAATCTGATTTACCAAATCAAATGTCCGAAGAAGAACTCCACGCCAAGACAGAAGCTCACAAGCAAGGCGATGATAGTGTTAAAGATGATTTAATACTTGGGCATGTGAGACTTACCCTCCAAATATGTGGTGGTTATGTTGGACGATATCCTCATAAGAAAGATGATATAGTATCGGCTGCTATGTTAGGTTTAGTTAAAGCAGTAGATAGAGCACGTGAGCATCTGGACCATGATAATATCTCAGGATACATAACATTAAAAATTCATTCCCACATCTCTGATTACCTAAAAAATGATAAGTTAATAAGAGGCCCGGCGGATTTAGTTCCATATACAATGTCAATAGCTAATCGCAGTATGGATCAAGATGCTGGTGAATATTATAATGATGCCGAGAATGTAGTATTGCCTCCGCAATATGATGAAGACGATATTATCATAAATGATTTCCTAAATCAACTTCCGGGTATGCAACGAAAGATTGTTGAACTAAAATTAATGAGTTACACAAATAATGAAATTGCCAAGAGGCTTGGAGTCTCTACTGGATATATTTGGCAAATACTTTTGAAGGTACAGGAGAAGTTAAGGAAAAGACTTTAAAAGGAGATTGTAATGAAACTAGTAGTGGAAGCCACGAGTCCTGATGGGGAAACCGTAACGAAATATGTTGAAGTGAATTTAAATCCCCGGCTCCTAGATCAGTACTCACAGGAAACACTGGATATGAAAATTCTTCAGTTGATATGTGTAGACACTGATACGGAATGGGAGATAACTGATGTCAGACTTCCGAGAGAAACCGTGGGTATGGACAGCGAAGGGCGGCTCAGTCATAATGGGAGTAGAACCTGCGGAGCCGTATAGCGAAAGTAGACTCAGGGAACTACAAGAAGAGTACTTCGCAAAAGATGCGGCTATCAAACGGTATCGGTTCTGGAATGAGAAAAGAACTAAGAAACATACAGTACGTTTGAGAGATGGAGAATGGTTGTGTACATGCAATAAGTCTGTTTATACAGGAGATTGTGAACATATCGAAATGGGTAAAGAAATGCTTTCGTATGAGGAGTTTGAAGAGGAGGAAGATAATGAATAAGAAACTAGCTCAGAAGAGATGGCTTGATGGACATAAGATTAGACATGAGAATTGGCCGGAAGAAGAGTATATTGAGCGCAACATGAGAACAGGGTCGATGCTTCTTAGACCCACAAGTAGTTCTAAGACAGATAACTACAAAAGTAAACTGTCTTATCTCTTGGGTGGTGGTCATGATACTGGATGGTTTATGTATAAGAAACCTAAACCTAAGATTAAACCTACTTCCACTGGTCTATTGACTAAGGAAGAAGCTTGGGAACTTTTAGGTAAAGGTGGAGAGATTCAAGTATATTGGTTAGGTACTGATAGGACTTTTAGGTATAGAATGGGAAGTAGTCGATTATTGATCTGGGATACTGATTTTGAGAAATGGGTACCAGTATATTCTTATGTTCTTCAAAGTGATGAACGTAATAATATTTATAGTTATCTTCCCGCAGGTACACATGATTCAATACTTAAACCCAAGAGCCATACGTGTGCATGTTGCGGGAAGTAGTTTGATTTAGTAAATCAGAAAGGAAGTTTGAGATGATTGATCGTGCAGAGTTTGCAATGAGAGAAATCATGCAAGTGATCGGTGAGCAGTTTGGTTTGGATGTGGTTACGGATAGCGATGAAGTCACGGCTATCATTCAGAAAGCTCTCGATGGACAGGAACGTGAGGAGAAGAGTAATGTATAATATCTCTGATGCCTCTGATATTCCAATGAATACATTACTCTCTCTCTCAAAGATTATGTTAATAGTCGGATACCTACTGGAGATTTCTTAAGGGCGGTTCTTGAGAATGATTTACGGGAAGCAGTTGGAAGGGCCGACCATAATAATATGTGGGTTCTTCCTCAGATAGTCTACTATGCCCACAATGAGATGCCAAGTGCATGTTGGGGTAGTCCTGAGATAGTGAAGGCTTGGCTGAAGGAGGATTGCAATGATTAGGTTTGATGGACCAGAAGTAAAGGAAGAGTTCCAAACGGCTTTTGAACGAGATATTGGGACTCTAACAGAACAAGAGTTATGGTGGTTGGTCAAGTTTGCAAAGCATGTCAGAGGTAGATGTCGGAATAACTCTGCGTTTAATAACTACATGAACCGGAACTTTCCTAGTGCAAGTTTTTGTGAGATCGACAAGCCGAGAGATGATGGTGAAGGTACTTATAAAGGTCTGGAGATTAAGGGGAAGGAAACGGTATGACCTACAGGGAACTTAAAGACTGGCTTGATTCACTAAATCAAGATCAATTAGATAAGGAGGTTGCAATAAAAGATCCAGATCGAGAATATTGTTTAAAGATTGAATACGTCCAAGAGGCAACAGATACAACTTCTGGATTGAAAGAAGGACACCCTATTATCAATATATCCAGATGGGAAGAACATTATGGGAACACAGATATTGATATCCCTGCTGGTAGCTATGGAGAACCCAAATGAAAATCAAGAAAGTAACCACGCTTCCGAAATGCGATTTCTGTGACAAGAATGCGAAGTATGATGCTCCGACAATGCACGGTGGACGTTGGGCCAATATGTGTGAAGAGCATTGTCTTGAACACGGAAAGAACATCAGCATAGGGACAGAATTCCAGAAACGTCAAGCGGTGCCCAAGACAGATAAGGATGGTCATAAGGAAGAATCCTTCAAGATCGTCTTAGGCACTGAGGATACGAGTATCGAACATCTTGAAAGTGTCCTATTCGGTAGTGAGGATCGAGAGATCGAATGTCCTCAGTGTGGGGACTTCCGAACAGTGGAACCGGACGCAACATATACGTATGTTTGTGAGGGTTGCGGGGTCAAGGTCAAATGTCCCTGTCCGGCGTTTTGATTTACTAAATCAAAGGAGAGAAATGCTAACCATTGAAGAGATCATTGAGAATGATGAATTCCTTGAGGTAGGTAGAAAAGCAATAGAAAATAGACTAATTGAACTCAGGGACAGTCGTATTTGTTTGTTCACTAGGAATAATGGTCTTGTGATTCGGGAGTATGATGGTAGTAACTCAAATGTTATTCGTATGGGATCAGAAGGAGCTTTACGTGTTGGTCTGAAAGCTATTCTTGAACATGTGAAGGAGCAAGAATGAAGTATCTTTTGATCTTTGAAGATGGTACAATGATTCAGCAAGATGAAGTAACTGAAAGTGATATAACTTCTGTTGAAGCTGGAATTCTGGATATTTGTTTGTTGCAGGCTGATGGAGCTTTCTATCAAATGGCTAATGATGGTTCGCTCCATAAAGTAGCCACTGAGATTTAGTTTGATTTAGTAAATCAAAGTGTAACTAAAGTATGCCTATAGGAGAAACAAATGGCTCACGAACTTGAAGAACGTAATGGAGTTATCGAAGCGGCTTTCGCAGGACAGAAACCTTGGCATGGTTTGGGGCAAATGGTTAAGGAACATATGACAACTGACGAGGCTCTTGATCTAGCACACTTGCGTTGGAGAATTATGCTTCTTGATCTTCAATATACTCTTCCCGATAATGCTGTACCTGATGCCCTGTATGAAGGAGACTATACTCGTACTATCCCCGACACCAGAGCAATTATCCGTGAGGATACGGGTGAGTATTTCGGGACTGTAGGGAACCGTTATACACCAATCCAGAATGAGGATCAAGCAGCCTTCATCCAAGCACTCATTGGTGATGGCAATGTAGTGGAATGCTGTGGTGCATTGTTCGGTGGACGTAAGGTCTTCTGGACTGTGAAATGCCCCACAGAGCTATTGATCGGTGGCGAGGATCGTATCGAGAAATACCTTATCATTGTCAATGGACATGATGGGTCAATTGGCTTCACGGTATTTTGGTCCCCGATCCGTGTAGTGTGTAATAATACACTACGTGCTGCGCTTGATGGTAAAGGTGAACAGATAGTAAGACTCAAGCATACGAACAATGTCCATGATCGTGTGGATGATGCTAGGAAGACCCTCGGTATTGCTGAGGATTATTTCAATCAGGTCGGAGAGAAGTTTGAGAGCTTTTTGACTTGTAAAATCAATCCAGGGGACTTCCTTGCTTACACTGAGAAACTGTTCGGTGATAAGGAAGATACGCGGAACATTGTCAAAACGAATTACCAAGCGGAGAATCAACAGGGAACCATGTGGGGTGCATATAATGCTGTTACACAGTTTGCCGATCACCAGATGCGTTTTCGCGGGACAGTAGGTAGAGAGGAGAAAAGGTTCGAGTCAGTGCTGTATGGCCCTGGGTTCAAGGTAAAGAAGAGGGCGTTTGAATTGGCTAATTCGTATGTAGGTAACTAAGTAACTAACTAACCAGGAGAATAGTATGGGTGCTACTGATAGTCAGATGGAGAGTTTCGAGAGAGAACTAAAAGATAAGTTTGACTTCGATCTTCTCAATGATATCCTTGAATGGATCAAAGAGAATATGGAACCAGTGGAAGTATTTGGGAAGGAAGAATTAAAGACTCATATTAATGATAATTTTACCCCTGATGAAATGTTTAATGATAGGGAATTAGGGGAATGGGCGGAGGATAATAGTTACATCCTTCGTGATTAATAGCCGTAAGCCCTAGCCCACTATCCGTGGGCCTGGGCCTATTGGCTTATAAGGAGAACAGTCATGGCTAAGGCTATTGTTATTAGACGTATCGAGTATATCCCGGCGAATGCGAACTCTAAACTCAAGACTCTTGATGTTAGTAAAATAGTAAGTGTGGATAGATGTAGAGACAGGACTGAGTATATGGATCGTACTATCATCTATGTAAAGAATGGTGGTAGGCGATATAGTAGTGAAAGTGTTTTCGAGATATCGCGAGCAATACAGGAGGCCAAGGATGCTAAGTAGGAATGAAAGAGTCCAAAAGCTCATTGATAAGATGATGGATATAGGGGTGAAGGATAGATAGATAATGTGTGAAAATAAAGAACCTTGGTATGAGGCTGAAGATGTTGAGTGTTCCTGTATTGCAGAAGGGTTTAAATCTAATTGGGGAATGGGATAGTGAACAAGAATGTTATATTTGTTCTGGATGTGGAGAGATTCAATAAGTTTGATTTAGTAAATCAAGGTATGTTACTAAGGAGAATGAGATGCCAACTACAGCCGTAGTAATACCTAATTGGATTGATAAAGATGAAGTGGAACAGATTCTTGTGGATGCTAATATTGATTATGATGTAGATGAAACTAAGAGAGGATATGAAATTATTCAGTGTGAAAATTGGGAATTCCTTCATGGTGTTTTAGCTGCTCTTTGTCATCATGATGGTGTCCAGCTTGATGAAGAATTAGATGATTCTTCGGCCCAAGATATGCCAAGCTAAAGGAAAGGATGCCCAAGTGTAAAGTATGTGATGACCACAGGTGACTGTGGCATGTATTGAGATGAACCGTGTACTTATTATAAGGAGAGAATATGTCTGAACAAGCCATGACAGATTCTGGTATCAGAATCGTTTATGAGTACCGTATCAAAGAACTCCGTACCGGGGACGGTATTGATATTGAACGTAGAGTAAAAGGTATTATTGATAAAGATAGAAATACTTTCTTTTATCGTAATAGTGAAGAATGGATGCCCTATTGCTATGTTAATACAGGAGCAGGAGGATCAACACAAGCAGCGGCCCTTCATATAAATGATTTACTAAATCAATATCAGAATGACATAGTTGCACCTTACTGTGGTGGAGGATCGTGATGCGTAAACCATTAGACTACATGGATATCTTAGTCCTGACTTGGTATACCTATATGGAAGGAGATTGTCCTCTCACAAAGGAATCATTATATAAAGCCACAATAAACATGCTACTTAAAGCTGAGTTATTGTATGATGATCCTGCACATGGATATATGGCAACAGCAAAAGGTGAGGCTTTAGTTAAGAATATCCTGAATACCCCTGAACCTAAACAGTATTGGAAATAAAATGAATAGGAAGGAACGAAAACTAAGGGCTAAACAAAAACGAATGGAGATTCAACAAACTGCATTTGAACTTATTACAAATGTCTTTGATTCTACAAAAGATTGGAGTAAGGCTTTAGATGCTGGTAATATGTATTTCACTGAGTTAATAAGGAAAGCCCCACAAGAGAAGGCTTTGATTCTTGAGGCAGGTCAAGAGCTTGATAGGAAGATGGCTAAAGCATGTCGCGAAATGGGAATAAAACCAAAGTCTGATTTAGTAAATCAAGGAGAAGGCTGATGCCTGAGATATATGTTATAACTGAAGGGGAGTATTCTGATTATCATATATGTGGAGTTTTTGAGAATAAGGAATTAGCTGAAGAGGTTGCGAAAGCAACAGGAGGACAAGTTGAAGAGTTTATGTTGAATCCTCTTTCTAGTAGACCCTCTAAAGACTATTCTCTATGGAGTGTGTATATGGAATATAATGGGGATTCACATGTAGATAAAACAAATATTGTATATGCTGCTAGAGTTGGTGATATACATATTGATATGCTTACACTTAAACTTCATGTAACTTGTTGGGCTAAAGATAAGCAACATGCTATAAAGATAGCAAATGAGAAACGAGTACAGCTTATTGCTAATGGTGAATGGGAGGAAGTAAAAAAGGAAAAGAAATTACGTGAAGAAAAACGAAAGGCACTACAAGAGAAAGATCGAATAGAAATGGAGATAATATGTAATACTAGATGGGTATATGAATACCGTACTGATGGGTTCAATATTCAACGTAGAATTACAGCTACTATTATTGAGGGCACTTTAACTTTAAAACAAAGTAAAATGTGGTTAAATTATTATCGTGTTAATTCTAAACAAAAGGTCAATCAACTTGTTGATTTACTAAATCAAAAAGAACAAAAACGTATGGCTCCTTATCTGGAGGAAGTCTGATGCCAAAACGTGAGTACCTAATGTTAGCCCACACCTATAAGCCAGCAAAGCATGGCATCGGTGGTTGGTATATGTCTGAGAAGCTCGATGGTATGCGTTGTTATTGGGATGGTGGATTAACGAGGGGGATGTTTAAGGATGATGTTCCTTGGGCAAATAACGATAAAGATGGAAGGTACGTTGTTAGACCAGTTGCTACTGGCCTTTGGTCACGCTATGGCAATGTTATACATGCTCCTGCTAATTATCTGGATCGTTTACCGAGGGTGCCACTCGACGGAGAACTCTACAGAGCAGGACCAAGACAAGAATTAATGAGTATTGTTAAGGCTCTGACCCCTGATCCTGAATTATGGGCAGAGGTCACATATCCTATTATTGATATGCCTAGCTTCGACCGTATCTTCATGGATGGATTCATTAACACTGTAAACTATAAGAAAAAGTTTGAGGGTATACGCTCATGGATTTATACTGATACGGATATATCTAGCTTAGCATATATCCCAGATCAAACTAATATCTTCCAGACGACCTATGCTTTGATTGGGAAGTACTGTGCTTCGCACGGTCCGGCTTACCAACATCATCAAGAGAGATTGCCGTTCCAGACTGAGAAGGCAATTGATTTAGTAAATCAAGAACTTGAATATGTATCTAAAGCAGGTGGTGAGGGACTTATACTCAGGAAACCTGAGTCCCTTTGGTTGCCTTGTCGTAGCCATGATCTACTCAAGGTCAAGAAGCGCGACGATGCTGAGGGAACGGTGACAGGGTATATCACTGGAAGGGCTACGGATAAGGGTAGCAAGTTACTCGGACTCATGGGTGCGCTTGTATTGGAACTGGACAATGGGAAGAGGATGGAGTTAAGTGGATTCACGGATGAAGAGCGTAAGCTATGGGGAGTACCAAATAGAAAACCAATACAACCTGGAATAACAATGGGCAGTCCTGGGGCAAAGGAATGGGCAGAGCAGAATCCTGAGACAGAAGTTCCAGATTGGATGGAGGCATGTTGTTTCCCAAGAGGCATGAGAGTCACGTTTAAGTATCGCGGGAAAACGAAGGATGGGATACCACAGGAAGCGGCTTATTGGAGGGAAAGGGAGGACTAATGCCTCATATAACGCAAGCAGAAAGAATGAGATTAGCTTGTGGTATAAAGAAGTGCACACTTTGCGGAAGGGTGATTAATATTAGTGGGTTCCGGGATAGTAAAGCGATTCAAGAATACAACGAGAGTGGACGTTGCCAGAAGTGTCAAGATAATCCGTTCGGGAAGAAAATATGAGCTTCATAATGAAAGATCATTTCATATACTTAGCACATCCAAGGACTGCTTCTATGGCTACAGAAGAAGCACTGAGTGTGGTGTGTCCTGGTGGGATATCCACTAAGGCACACCATGCTCAGTTACATGAACTCAAGAACAGTACCAAGAACAGTACCAAGAACAGTACCAATAACCATCTCTATGATATCACTGGTAATGAATATATCTTCACAACGATCCGTGATCCTCTTGATGTACTCGTATCATGGTGGATAGTCAATCCTCAATGGCATAAGTCACAAAGTGAGGGTGGTCCTAAAGGTTCTGATGGCTCGTTCTTTGATTTCATAAATCAATATCAACATACATATCTACAAGTCGATAGTGAATTATTCTTTCAACTGAGAGCCGCTGGTCATAAGTATATGCGTTATGAGTATCTGCAAGAGGACTTTAACTTAGTTATGGAGACCCTTAAACTACCAACAACGACAATACCAAAAGTAAATATCACTGAGAATAAAAATAAAGACTTCAAATCAATGTATGGAGATAGAGAGTTATCCGCTATGTGGGGGCGTTTTCCAGAGGCTATGATGTTATATCATACTAGATAGGGAGTATCATGGAGCCAATCAGAGAACAGCTTAATAAGTCAATCAGAGAACCAATCAGAACACAAGTATTAGCAGGGTTCGATGGTTATTGTTATAGTCATGTATTACCGTTTAAGACAACGAATTACATCGACGGGATGTTCCATGTCAGTATGTTATTAGGGGCAGCACATATCGCAAGAGAGCATGAGCTAGTAGCCAAGTGTACAGAATATGTGAAGATACTCATTTCCTGTGGTAAAGATGCACGGAACTTTAGCTATACACCTATGGACGGTTGGGAACAGTATAAGGATATGTGGGTGAAGAGGAAGCCTCAGTCATTCGCTGGTCCAGCAGCCTTATCCTGGGCTATTCAACAAGGGGTGGTGATAGATAGGAAATGGGTACCAAATGTACATGGACAAGCGTGGCTTTATTGTAAGATAGGCTGGCTATTTGGACATCTCGTTAAACATGTCAAAGTACTACGTCAACACGTTAATTCCGTTTTCTTAGCACATCTATTGATGGCTGAGAAGCCACCTTCTAGTATGTATTGGCTTGCGTATGATAATCCGTTTTATATGTATATCTATGGTGAGATATGTGATGCTACATTCCCGGTACAGGCGAAAACGGCTATGGGAGGGACGACTTATAGAGAGGACGTAGTAGCGTTTGTTAATAGAGCACCGAGTCCTTGGCCAGCAAAGAACTGGCCGTATGCATATTACAATCAAATAGGCGCGCCAGCTAAAGAAAGGTACACACCATTATGTCAACTGGTATGCTTATATTTGCAGCAATCTATCTCTTCGGAGCCGGTGTTGCAACCGGAAGGGGATTAGGTGAGAAGAAGTATTGTAGATTAAAGATTCCACTACCTTGGTTAATAGTAATATTAATAGGTATGGGGATACTGTGGCCTCTTGTATTATTTTGGGAGGTAATGTGGGAGTAGCAGACAAAGCAGGAGCAGATAATGCTTAAAATTATAACAAGAGAACTCTGTGGTGGATGTATTGATATCAAGGAGATACTCAGCGCATATGATATAGAGTATGAAGAAGTTTATGCTAAGTCTGATGAAGGGATGGTACATCTCGTTATGAGTTGTGAAGGTCCAGCAACACTCCTTCCGGCTGTAATCTGTGAGACATATGCGAAGATGGAGTATATTTCTGATTTACTAAATCAAGCAGAGATTGAAGCGAGTACGGGGGTGATAAAGACATGACTATAACTGATAGGGCTAAGACCATAGTTAAAACTTTCCTACTTACTCTGGGTTTTCTTTTCTTTATTTTCTGTTTTGCGAGATTATATTTTCTAAATAAGAAGGTCACTTATCAAAATAAAAAGGTCAAAGCCACGGCTCAAGTTAATGACATCCTTGAAGCAAGTATTATGAAGGATATTGAGCTAACGATCTTCGAAGGTGAGCTTCTTACTCGTATGTATGCAAAGGAGATGAATTATCAACGTGGGTTCCCGGTACGTTTTACGCGCCCTGTGATCTTTCATTTCGGTAAAGATAAAATGACTAAGATTCAGGGAGATTGGGGTAGGATGATTTTGAAGAGTGATAAATTAGGAGATATGGATTTTAAGAATATAAAGATATGGGGTAATCTTCGTATGGAACAGAAAGCTAGAGCTAAGGCCCGTGTTGTGGCTAAGGAAGCAAAATAATGTCTAATAAGCCCAGGTAGCCCAATTGGCAGGAGGCAATTGACTTAAAATCAATTCAGCGTAAGCTGCGTGAGGGTTCGAGTCCCTCCCTGGGTACCAATAATAACCTCCCCTAGTTCGGGGTCGTGGGGTCGGTATGGGTCCGACTTGAATAAACCCCACCGTCTATTCTGGCTGACCGAGGCGGCATCAAAGAAGGGCGCGATGGTGTGTAGGAAGCCACTTTTAAGGAGGAAGGAGGATATATGAATATAGAACATCTACAACTACCACCAATACCAACACTACCAGAGGATATCGGTGAAGAGTGGAAGCAATTACCACCAACACGTAAGCAACTTAGGTACATAAAGAAGATGCTCCCGGACAGGGAACCTCCCGCTACACGTGGGGAGGCTGCTGTCATTATTGATGTGCTTATTGCTAGGAAACAACAAAATGCAGATGATTATATCAGTATATTTGATACTTGTGTATCTTACGATTGGTGGTGGGATGAAGGTTGGATGGAAGATGAATTTCTGTTTGCTGAGGTTCCGTTTTAGTTTGATTTACTAAATCAGTTTGTGGAAGTGAAAGGTTATTAATCATGTTTGAATATCCCATCCACAAGAACTATGTTAAACACTGGGGCATCTGGGAAGGTGCGAGAGAGTTCTTCCAGAATGCAATGGATAGTGGTAAGTACCATCATAGTTACCAGGATGGTACTCTCAGTATCATGAATCCCGGCACCCTCAGTCGGGACAAGTTACTCCTTGGGAAAACTGATAAGAATGTTAATAAGCGCGGCGATAAGCGCGGCCAATATGGTGAGGGCTTTAAGTTTGCTATGTTGGTGTTTGCTCGTATGGGTAGGGCTGTGAGGATTTATACTGGATCAGAATTATGGGAGCCGAAGATCATTGATAGCACAATCTATGAGGATGAAGTCCTAGCTATTGATGTTATTCGCTGTAACATGGATCAAGTGATGGTTGAGTTGGAGATAAGATATAATGAGTACAAAGAAATAATGAACAAAATTATTGAGGGCATAAGAGATAGCTCCACACCTTATGGTATAATAGGTAAAGGTGGCAAGATATATGTTGGTGGACTCTATGTTTGTCGTTTCCCGAAGCTCAAATATAGTTATAATTTCACTCCTAAAGATGTTGGACTAACAAGAGATCGTAGTCTACCAAGTCTCTTTGATATCCAGTGGGTGGCAGGGCAGTATCTCGATGGGGAACAGATCATTGACATCGCTCAAAGTGATAAGGTTGATGTATCTGATTATAATGGCGCTCGTAATGATAAGAAAATTGCGAAGGCATGGACTACGAGATATGGTAATACTATGCCTATCGGTATTAATGAACAAGATAAGATTAAGTCAAAGAAATTTAGAATCGTCCCAGATTGGTTGGCCAAGGCTGTAAGGTCAATGGTTGATTTCGTTTATGATTATATGAAAAGTCCAAAGGAGCGTCTAAATGACTGGATAGCAAAGAATAAATCCTATTTGCGTAGTGAAGAGGTCAAGGAACTGGAGAATATTCTCGTGGCTTTAGGTATTAGGGAGGCGTAATGGATAAACCCATAGATAAACACCACCAAATGAAAGCTATACCGACATACCGTATTAATCGGTATCTCAAAATGAATGCCATTATTGAGGAACATGTGAATATTAACAATGAAGATATGAGGAATTACTTTACTTTCTTGGATATCACATTTCCCGATGGTTCACAGACAAGGAGGACAGTATATATTCCAAACGCTACTGATGTAGAGAATGCGTATCTCAAAGCGCAGAAGTATATGGATATTGAGAAGGAGAAGTTACAGAAGGAGTTCGAGAAACCTAATATCCTTGGGGCTGATGGTGGGGCAATTAATAGTGGTTGATTGATTTACTAAATCAATTTAAGGAGAAATAATGTCTGATGCTGAAGATAAGAGTGTGGTTCAATTCAATCCTGAACAACTAAAAGCTCGTATCGCAGAAACAGTACAATCTACGTTTGGGATGCTTATTCCTCAAGAGCAATGGGAAGAGATGATTAATAAAGAGGTTAAGGCATTCTTTGAGCACACAAAAGAATGGGAATGGGAGTCAAAGATACATTCTTATAGCAGTAGTAACTATCATAACCCTAAAGAGTATCGTGAGACTTTAAAAATTCATGTTACACCTTTCCGTGCAGAGGTATGGCAAGCGATTCGAGAGTATCTTAAAAGTGAGATTGAGAAAGTTCTAAATAACTCGAACCTCAAAACAAATACAACGTGGGATGGTTCTAATAAAGGTATAGAGGAATTCACTTCTGACTACCTGAATAGGAAACTTGAGGAATTAGCCCCAAGTATGGCTAAAGCAATGATGTCTAATATCTTTGGAGAAGCAGTTAAAGAGGCTAAAGAACAAATCCGTAATGAGCTTGGGAATATATAATTAGGGCTAAAGGAGCAAATAATGGCATGTGACTGTGGTGGAGAGTATATAGTGAAACCAGTATTCCTACACCATACATTCTTGAGTCCACACCATACGGTCTTGTTTACACGTATCGCGCATCATGTGAGATGTGAAGAATGTGACCATGATCTTGGGATTACTCCACATGGGGAGGAAGCCTATATGATGGTTACTTTGGAGGATGGGAGTCATATCAAAGCTAAAGTTGGGGAGTATCACGATGCGGGAAAGTTGCTTGAACTGTGGCCTGAAACATTTAGCACAGGCCAGTGTGTTGATGGACGAATCGCGCCTGGGTTATCCTAGTCACTGGTACTTAGCTTGTGGTCATATGGCGGAAGCCGAGAGCGAGCTACTGGCTACGTATCCTGGGATCAGTGAAGCAATACGTGAGCATCGAGTGAAGATGATGGAGGAAAGGAGTTATACGTTCCCTATTATGGAGTTACTTGAATTACTTATGGAGGAAAAGGATGAAGAGTCTGGACAGACTAAAAAAGATGTATAAAACAGAGGTAGACCTTGATGGAATACCTGATGATATTGAACCTGTTGATTTAGTAAATCAAATCCTTATGGTGGAATTAATTACTAGTTTGCATAATATTGAAACGTCTTTGGAAAAGATCAATCGGTCTATAGGAGAGCTATAATGAGAACTATCCCGTACCTGTCGCCAAGTGGTATCAAGTGTTTCGATACAAATGAAGAGGACTTCTATGAAAGGTATCTTGCTGATACGAAAACCCCACGTGACCCACAGCTATTAGTTATGGCTGTTGGTAGTGCATTCGATGCCTTCATCAAAAGCTATCTGTATAAAGAGCTAAAGATGGGTGACGACCCACAATTCGAGCGTAGAACAATTTTCGAGGATCAAGTTGAAGAACAGCATCGGGATGAAGCATGGAAGATCGGGAAGAAGGTTTTCGACTTCTATGTTAAGTATGGTGCGGCTGCTGATCTCTTGATTATGCTTGGTGATTGCACTGATGCTAAGTTTGAGTTCAAACTTGAAGGAGCTATTAGTAGTCAGTTCTGTGATTTAACAAATCAAGTGGGAGGTCCACCTACTCTACTCGGTAAGCCTGACTTGTACTTCACGCACAAGGATGGTGGTCGAGTGATCCTGGATTGGAAGGTCAATGGATACTTTAGTAAGAAGAAGCCTTCCCCATGTAAGGGCTATCTTAATATCCTAGCTGATGCCCTCACATATAAGAGACGGCAGCATAAGGATGTGTTTGAGGGTTTCCTACATGGTATCAAAATTAATTTAACACATACCCTTGAGCTAGTGAATAAGGACTGGGGTAGGCAGTTGGCAATCTATGGTTGGTTGTTAGGGGAGGAAGTGGGGAGTGACTTCATCGTAGCCATCGACCAGATTATCTGTGGTAATCAAAACGTATATGGTATAGCACAGCATCGTTGTACCGTGAGTCAGCGTTATCAGACAGAGCTATTCAATCATGCTTGTAAAATCTGGGAGCGTTGTCATAGTGGACACTTCTTTACGGGGTTATCACTAGAGGATAATAAGGCAAGGTGTGATTTCCTGGATACAGGTCCGATGAATCCAGAGGATATACCTGGGATGGGTAGAGAACGATAGGACAGTAGGGAGGGACACTACATGATATCAAAACAAGTCCAGAAATTAATAAAGGAGATACTGAATAAGCATTCCGGTGGTATGAAGATGGTAGGTCTTGTCACGGAGTTATATGCGGAATTAGTGAAGATCGGAGAGGAGAAACTTGAGGTCTGTGTTCTGTTTGACTCTCTCAACGCTATGGAGGGTGTGGGTATTCTTGAATACAGATGGCAAGGGAAGGTTAAGGAGTTTGTATATTTGAAGTGAAAGGAACCATAATGCTAAGTGATCTACAACTACTAATGATCTTCATATGGATCATTGGATGGTTAATTGCTTGTGGTATGAATCAATCTACGTGTGATACAGTCAAAGAGAAACATAGAATAGCTCATTATGCTGTTCTGTTTTTCACGTGGCCACATTACATTGGTTACTCAATTGGTTAGGAGATATTGATGGCATATATAACACACTGGACATGTATAGGGTGTGAGGAGACACATCATTCAGTCCGACCACGAAGTGATATGTGTTTTAATTGTAAGGCAGAGACCAATAAAGAAAAACATAATGAATATTTTGAGGCTATTGATGCTTTAACAATGGAGGAAAGAGTAAGAAAACTTGAGGAATTTGTATATAGTCATTCTCACTCGCGGGAGGGACGATACTGATGAAAACAATATGGAAATATCCACTAGAAACAAATGACACTTTAGATATCCTAATGCCAAAGAATTCTAAAATTCTTACTGTTCAAATGCAGAATGGTATACCTTGTCTTTGGGTTTTAGTTGATGACTCAAAGGAAAATGAAAGAAGAACCTTTGCATTACACGGTACTGGACATGAAGTTAACCATACAGATATAAAGAAGTATATTGGTACTTTCCAAATGATGAAGGGCACTTTAGTAGTTCATGTGTTTGAAATTTTGATTTAGTAAATCAATATGTGGCGTAGCCGTTTGTTTGTGTTTCTTTTGAAGGAGAAACCATGTTTGAGATGCAGATCAAAGCGACCTTGATTGAGGAGATGCTTGGGACAGCCAGTGCGAATCCAGAACTCTATGAAGAGTTCATCGCCTCAAAACGTCCTGAGGGTGTTGATCCAGATGAAGTGTCAACCTTACCCGAAGTCGAGGACGAAGTAAAGAAGCAGACAACAGTTTTCCATCGTGATGATAACGGTCAGCCTTTCATCTATGATTATCTGATTAAGGGGTTCTTCAAGAATGCCTGTAGTGCTTTGCGTAGGGTAGAGGGTACGAAGAGTAAAGGAATGACTGCTTACAAGAAGATCATTGATGGATTAATTTTCATCGCTCCGAGAAAGATTATGATTATCGGGCCTGATGGTAATCCTCCTGTTATGGGTATCTGCATACGTCCACTAAGGATACAAGGTCCAAAGGGTGAGCGTGTTGCGCTAGCACGTAGCGAAACCGTTCCGGCTGGTAATATATTGGTATTCACTATTAAAACCTATGACGAGAAACTAAGGCCAAACATCATTGAGTGGCTTGACTATGGTAAGCGCAATGCCCTTGGACAGTGGCATAATAGTGGTAAGGGTCGGATCAGTTATGAGATTGTGGGAGAGAAGGGTGGCGAGAAAGAGAAGAAGTGATGGTACGGTCACGTTTGGTTTAGTAATGGTGTAGAGGGGTGGTGTTGGGTAGAGTAATGGTAAGGCATAGTTATCTGGTGTGAAGTCTTGTAATGGTGCGGTTGGGTTAGGTGATGTAAAGGTATGGTACTGTGGGGTTCGGTTGGGTCGAGTAATGGTGTAGTCACGCGTAGTCACGCGTAGTCACGCGTAGTCCCGTTATGGCGATGTTGGGTCTAGTTCGTTTTGTGCAGTAAAGGTATAGTTAGGTTACGTAGGGTAATGGTATGGTAAGGTCATATCTTGTCCGGTACGGTTATGGTACTGTGTGGTTATGGTATAGTCTGGCGAAGTATCGCGATGGTGTAGTAGTGTTACGTAAAATACTGTGTGGTATTGTCAAGGTAGTGTACTGTCCCATAGTGTTGGGTAAAGGTGAAGTTAGGTGAGGCACCGTAGCGCATGGTAGTGTACTGTCTGGTAATGGTATAGTCTTGTCATGTTGTGTTTTGTTAGGTGAGGGTAAGGTGAGGGTATTGTGTAGTGGCCTCTAGTAACGTGTTGTGAAGGTGCAGTAAAGTACAGTACCGCGAGGTAAAGTAAAGTAAGGGTATGGTCTTATACCGTGCTGTCTTGTTATGTAAAGGTATTGCATAGTTGTGTATAGTAAGGTTGTGTGAAGGTAAGGTGTAGTTTTATACTGTACTATAGAGTGATTTACTAAATCAATGTGTATGTTTAAGGAGCCAAGATGAAAGAGATAACGATAACTGGATCATGGAGTGGAGATAATGAGTGCTTCTGTTGGGATGTCACTGAGGAAGAATACATTAGAATCTGCGGTAGAGACCCTTGGTTAATGGAAAGAGAAGTCCAAGATGAAATGAAGAAAGATGGAGTCGCTAGTGGGGATATAACCTGGAGACTCTACCCTAGTGATTTACTTAGGGCTATGGGTATTCAATATAAGGAAGATGCTGTGAGGAAGTTTACTCTTAGTGTGGAAGTTGATAAGGAGGCTATTGATGTTTGAAAATATTAAAGAGAATTGGTTTAGATATACTTTAGCTATCTTCCTTGTTATTTGTTTGCTCTCTTATTGGAAATCTAGGACTTATCCTCCCACGCTTAAAATGCAGATAATTCAGAAGCAACAGGAACTGGAACTTAAACAATTGAATAAGAAGCTTGCAGAATTTGATAAAGATAATGATTTAGTAAATCAAAACGGCGAGGCTGCGAAGGATAGTAAATGATACATTTTACTTGTACAAAACCTTGGAGTAACTATACTGAATATAGCCCTACCTGTTCTGATACAGATTGTCAAAACTGTCAATGGGGAGTGCAGGTTGAACATGATAGTGTGGACATAAAACCTTATCAAGATGAATGGGCAGCAAATGAATGGGCAGCAGAACAATTAAAGAAGATACAAAATAATATAAGGACTAGGGAATCATGGGTGGTGGTTAAAGAGTCAAGGCCAAGGGAAGTAAGGACACCAGTTCTACGTTCTATCAATAAAGGGAATAGGCACTTCTTCCATAAGGAGTAAGGGTATGTGGATACTGAAAGACTTAATGAAATGTGCATCAGAAACTCAGACAGAAATCAACGGTAAATGGGTACCTGCTAGACCTATACCTTATAGGACATATCTTCAATGTCTACGTGAGGCATGGGCAGTCCTTATTGGTAAAGCTGATTGTTTTATTTGGCCGGAGGATCAGTGACCATGAATGATTTAAGACTAGCCACGGTAGATGAAATCTGTATGGAGTTAAGACGCAGGAGGATACCTTTTGCAATAGTTGCTATTGATCCGAATAATACAGATCAAAGTAAACATAGTCCACCATTCACAGTAGACTTTGATACAGGAAACTACAGTGGGAATTGGTTACTTGGTGCTTTAGATAAGGTTAAGGATGATATCCTAACTGTATGGAGGAAAACCGAGAGTGATGACGATATGAATCTTGGAGGAGAATAATGCGTTGGTTAATTAAGAAGAAAGATAAGTTCACAAATAAAAGAGGAATGGTATGGATGGATATACCTATTGTCCATGAGGATGGGGATAGTGTTCCTAATGGTACGACTGTAGTAGTAAAAGTACGTGTTGTTCATCGCATTAAGGGAGAGTAGTAAGGGACCATAATGAATAAGGATCAGAAATGGTCACGGATTATTGCTCCAAAACACTTGCGTTTAACTCTATCTATAATGTTAACTCAATTGAAAAAGAATAAACTGGAAGTAGGTTTAGGTAAAGCACCAGAGTCTAAGCACAGTAATCATAGTGTCAGGGTTATTAATAATACGAATCCAAAATGGTATCAAGAACTTTGTGAAAAGTATCCTACTACTAATAGAAAGAATAAACTTAAACGAAGAGGTAAAAAGCATCATGATACCAAGATTAAGCGACAAAGAATTATTCAAGCACTTATGACTCTTAGTGAAGGTAGAATGGCCCAATCTATATATGCTAATGATCTATTAGAATTAGCTTCTGATTTACAAAATCAATGGAAGGAAGAGAAGGATGCCGAGTTACGGGTCGATTAGATATTGTAAAGAGATAGGATTATGGGCTATTGATCGTGGCCGTGGATCGTGTAAGCATCAGTCAGATTTCTGTAAATTATATTGTTATAATATACCTATCTATAATTATCGAGGTAAAAGAATGCTGACTCGCGATAAGATTAATGATAAATTCTGACAGCATTTAGATGGATTAATTTTAAATGTTATTCTTAAAAGAAAGAAGAAACAGGTTAAACGCATTAGACTCTGTACAAGAGGAGAAGCGTTTGCTACAATCTTAGATGTCTATAAGGTGTTTGATCTCCTTCAATATAATCCAGAAGTGTTATTCTGGATACCAACAAGAGGATGGAGAGATGTTGAAATAGATCGTTATATTAGGCAATTTATTATGCCACGACGTAATGCCAGGGTACTAGCTTCTATAGACCCATCTACTACTTGGGAAGAATATTGTTTATTAGTTAAGCAGAAATGGTCAACAGTACGGATTGGAGAGCCACAACGTAAAGAGAAACGTTTTCGCTGTCCTAAGACCTTTGAGCATAAGACTGGTCACTGTGCAGTTTGTAGGGATGGATGTTTTAAATATGGGAGGGTTGATATTTTATTAAAGATACATTGGGCTGGAGTGCAGCCTAAGTATAAAGACTGGGAATCTGGATCACTGTTTAAGGAGGAGTGATGTACTTACAAGACACTAAAGGCAAATGGCATGGACCAAGAGGATTCATACAAGGACAGATTGAGGGTACTCGTTTCGTTATTACATGGACCGAGGATGATGAACCGGAGATCAAAGTCAAATATGGTAGGTCAATATCAGGGGCACTGAAGCGTGTTAAAAGGCTACGGCGTATCTATGGTGGGTTCCAGATAATGAATAATCATCGTTTAGGCTCTTCGGTATTTTTTGGGAAGTTCCAGCCTTGTGTGATTTATCAAATCAAAATTATTGGGGATAAAACTAATATGGGTGCCCATCCCTTCATTAAGGAACGTGTAGATTGTGAGGTAAGTAGTGATTTTACTCTAAATGATAACCCGGAGGAATAGCCGTGAAAAATGTAGATTTAGGGCAACCAAGAGAACTTTGTGGTGGATACAATACTGTACTCACTTGTAAGGAAGCAAACGCTTGGCATGAGTATATAGAAAATGATCCAGATTATATACGTAGAGGGGTAATTGTAATGGGTGTAGATATCTTGGAGTGTCAATTAGCAAACAATGCTAATCCCTATACTCAATCGAGTGCTCCAAGTAAAATAATTAAACTTCGTGAAGAGCATCAGGAAATAACTAAACGTCTTTATGAGAAGGCCAAAGCATGGTGTAAAGATAACGTTGAGCCTCCCTTCGGCATCAAGCGATATATTACAGAGCCTGAACTCAAAGTGATATTTGAAGATATGAAAGAGTATCTTAATGGAATGACTTTGGAGATGTTTGAAAAGATCGTTGAAACTACTATTACTGTTAAAGGGATAAATAATGAAAGATAACCAACGTTACCCTGTAGGTTTGATTGGTGGTTGTCATGCCCTGATGACTGCTACTGAAGCAAATCTTTGGATTATTTATATTTTCGATGAACCTGAATATAAAGAATATGAACAATGTAAATCTGCTCTTGACCATGCAATACATGAAAAATCTGAATCAGGTGGTACTGTTATGGATAAAAAGAAACGATTATTAGAGTTAGAAAAGGTTCTTTTCCTTAAAGGGGTTAAATGGTGTGACGAGAATCTTGAGGATGACCATACTGAGATACTTGCAGCACAATATATAACCTTGGCTCAGGTAGTTGATATCTGGGATGGTCTCCAAAATAGTGAGAGTAAAGATTATCATGCCTTCCTAACGGCTGTTAAGAAGATTATTCCTATTACGGGCTTGGAGGAGGGATAGAAAGGGCATATTATTATGGCTGAACATGGAGAATGGGTACGACTCCCTAAAGATATACAAGCAAAGCTCCGAACAAAAATGGCTGATGTCCGTCGTACAGTAGACCTCAATGGTATGATAAATGAATTTAAGCGAGCAATCGCTATCCTTGAGCGCCATAAATATGCTATTGAGGCAGTAGTTATTGAGCCAGATTGGACTGAGCCTTGTATTATATGTGGAGAGAAACCTACAGTACCGACTACTAGGATGTGTGGTCCTTGTACGTTTGGGGAGGCGGATACGGCTGGAGGGAATTGGTGAGCCGCTATGTATTCACTACGCGGCTCTGGAGGACTATAGCTATGAATGGCCACATAATGGATCAAGTGGAGATTTACTTGAAAGGTATACGCTTCATAGCGGGGCGATATATGAATGAAGGGGAGATGGCTCATTTAGATCACTTCCTTGAGAACATTAGAGGGCTATTCGGGGAAGTGAGACTTTGTGGGAAGTGTAACGGTACGGGTAGGAAGGTTGTACTCATAGGGGACAAGTTAGAGGCCTCTGTTGATTACAAGGATCATCCAGCGGCGATGTGTAAGACTATTAATTGTCCTTATTGTGAGAATGGGAGGACTAGGCGTGACTAAACTAACACGACACGCGTACGGGAAGGTGATTGAAGAAGATTTAGCATGGCTAAAACAACAACCAAAATCATTGGAGCGAGATCATATTGTACTTGTACTCGAAGAGTCAGAGCGTAATGAGTATGGTGAGGATAAAGGAGTACTAGTTGGTGGGACGAAGGTATGTGATCAATGTGGGAAACTTGGATGTTTGGAGCATCGGATGGGTGATTTAGTAAATCAAAATGGCACAGCCGTAAATCAAGAACGATATCCAGGTTATGTTTGTGGTGATGAACGAGTAAATTACCTCAAAGGACTACACTCAAAAGATATGTGGGTACCGGAAGAGAGAATTACCCGTCAGCTACTACATGACCTTGCACCGCAAGGATGTGTGGAATATATGAGTGGGATACCAGAACATGAAGTGTGGGGTGTTACAAGGAATCCAGACACACGACATAGTTTATCTGATTTCCGTATTAAACTAGAGAATGGTAAACTACCGAAAGTGGAGAGAAGAATAAAAGTTGATCCTTCTCTTAATGAAAGACTCAAAGAACCTAAGAAAGAAGAGCGGAGAGCAGGGCCAATCCATCGCGATGGACATGATGGTGATTGTACTATTTATGCTTCTCTTATAAATAATAGCCCCACGGATGGGATATGTACTTGTGGTTATGGTTGGAGACAGGTGAGGAAATCGAATTGGGACCATATGTATAGTGAGGAACGTGAAGCTAAGATGATGGAGGGTGTATCTCCAGAAGATGTAGAGAAGTCACTAGAAGATATAAAGAAGATATTCGGGAAGGATAATCAAAAAGAAAAGGAGTAACTATGTCACTACCACAACCAGCACCGAAGAAAGTACCGATGCCCTTGGAGCCAGTACCCGTGCCATTTATACCACTTACGACCTCAACTGATCCAAGGATATTAAAGCAAAACAAGCGTTGGAGTTCGCTGATTCACATAGAATTCTTCAACTGACTACTGAGGATAGAATACAGGTTCTTGTGGAATGTATCCGGGATATGCTTGAGGTTATGGAGGGGTCATGATGACTGATGATCTACTATACTGTGAAGGTGTAGAGAAAGGATGTACGACAGAAGACTGTCCACATTTTGAGGGACATAAAAGGGGACCAGACTGCGATCCTATGTGTTGTTCTAATTTCAGTGAAGGTGGGGTATTAACCTGTAAGAAAACAGTACCTTCCTCTATACCCATACTACAAGCAGCACTAGATAAACTCGTCCATGCTTGTGAGGACGAGGTTGATGATTATAATGTTATGGTTGATGCATGTAGAGAGGCGAAGAGACTGTTACCTGATTACAAGGAGTAATGATGTCTGACTTCAAATCACTATTCAAATGTCCTGGGTGTGAAGGTGTTTTCTTTACAGCTATAGAGGGTGGGATTCTAGTATGTGCGAATCGAAAGGACAAAGAAATCGGTTGTGGGTGGAAAGGTAAAAGTGATTTAGTAAATCAAAATGGCGTAGCCGTAAATCAAAACTCAGATACACAAAGTGTCACAGAAATCTATAAGCGAGAGGGTATGGAGTTAAGGGAAGAAGGTTATTGTTGTGCTGATGAAATCCCATATTCCTTGAAGCCACGGCTATCACATGAGGATGTAGAGGAATGGGTACGTCAGTTACTCCGCAACCTAGCGCCGCAGGGATGTATTCAAGAGGAATATCATTGGGATAGTCATACCAAATTTGATTGGCATACTGTAAATGTTAAGCACGGACCTTTCGAGGCGCAAAGAAAATTAAAGTTTTATCGTATCAAACTCAAGGACGGCAAGAAGATGCCGGAAGTGGAGCCAAAGATAGAATATGACGGCGACTTGAACGAGGATATAAAACCTAAAGAAGTCGAGCTTGGCCCCACCGGGATACCGTTCCTTGAGAACCATGACCAACCCCAATCCCCAGTAGAGAAGCTGATAGCGCGAGGGAAGACATGCGACCCGATGCCAAGTATAGATTATCACAGGGAGGTTGTCGCCGACCGGTTGAGGCTTGCGAAGATCGTAGAGGCACAAGCGAAGGCAATCCGAATCATGCGTGAGCACGACGACTTCTACGGCGGGAAGCACCTACAGGCCGAGATTAACATTATCATGGAGGGCGAATGATGACTGACGCTAGAGATAATTATCTCAACCCCGATTCCGAAGGTAATAATCCTCGCTATCGGACTGGTAAGCTTTGCGTTACTGAGGGTTGCTCTCAGCCTGCCGGGACTGCTTGGAGTGAGAATTATTGCTTTAATTGCAATATTAAGCGTATGCAGAGGATAGATGGGCTACTAGATGGAGTTGTGGCACGTAGTCATCGGGAGGATGGCGATCCAGGAGTGTGGGCTACCTGCTGGTAAGAGTTATGAGCGAGGGTGTTTAGAGGCTATGGAAGCGCACCTGTTGGATATGCGTAGTCTTGTGTTTAAAGGTAATGTACCTAAGGAGAAATAGTCATGGGTAAGAAGAAACATAAAAAGTGTAAGCATAAGGACTCAGTATTCATGGGACATAAGGGAAGTAATCTTCTTAGACCAGTACAGATATTATGGTGTCCGAAGTGCGGGGCTATCGGGACAAGAGGACTTGCTTTCGAGACTAAGTGGACGGCGCGGGAGCTTAACTTATGATACAGGACCGTATCCACGGTATAATTATGCGACATAATGGAGGGGTTAAACTCCAGACTCTGATGGAAGAGTTACTTGTCATAGGAGATATAAGATCGGATGATGAAATTGACGAGTTCACTCGGCGCGTCTGTTAGATAAGGAGATGTCTTATTTAAAGGTTATAGGGTACATGGATCATGCAACACAGAAGAAATGTTATTTTGTTTGTACTCCGTAGTGTTTGTTTAGGAGATAAGTATAGGAGGTTTAGTATGAAAATAGTGTGTTACCGAACATGGAATGAGATTAAAGAGATTAGTATTAATGCCCCTGAGACAATTGTCACATGGGCTATGAATACCTGTTGGTGGGCTATGGGTGAGGATTGTTTTCAATATGAAGTACCTAATAGCAAATTACCTTGTGATCCACGCGGGTCGGTATTGATGCAGGGTGAGTTAGGTAAATTTATTAAAGAAGCAGGAGCTAACCCCAGTCATTATGGAGAACACCGTTTAGATGCACTCATGTTAGCCTATCATGGTAATCTCTTAACAGATGAAGGTAAACCTACATCCTTTGAGAACTGGCATCTATATAATGATTTACTAAATCAAAAGGATATTGAGCGAGATTTCTTGATTAGGAGATAAGTATGAGTGACCCTATTCATGTATGTGCTGAGTGTGGCGGGCAATGTTGTCAGCATTTCCAGAGGATGTTCCTGCTGGAGACTTCCTAGCCGCTGTTAAAGGAGACTTCATCTTCGATTGGTGGGTCGGTGATCCAAGGGATGGTGATATAGCTCTAGTAGATAGACTCTCACGTTGCTATTTCATGCGACCAAGGGTTACACATGATCCAAGGGAGATCGTGAATACAACGGGCGCAGGGATATGTACGTTATTAACGGATACAGGGTGTAAGATTAAGGAAGAACGCCATCGGCCTATAGCTTGTAGGGAGTTCGTTGCTAACCCCAAACGTATGGACAGTGACAGTGAGAGTTGTTCTTATCCTGGAAATGAAGAGCCAATCGAAAGGAAGCGTAGATATATTATGGCTTGGGTTGATTATCAAGATCAGATTGTTGATTTACTAAATCAAAGCGGCGCAACGGAGGATTGAGATGTCATGGGGCGAGAGAAGTTGTAAGTGGTTCAATACAAAGGAATCAATCCCAGTAAATTGCCATCCTTCTCTTGGGACTTGTGATCCCCAGTGTCGTGCTTATGAGAATAATGGTACTCCGACTGAGGCTGAGCGTATTGAGTCTGCGAGGGTAACTGAAGAGTATAGGGAGAGGGAGAGGGCTAAGGCTAATGTTTCTCTACGTGCGATACGTAAAATGAATCCTGGGATAGATATTCCTAGCGGTGCAGCTTTAGCTGCTCGACTAAAGAAGAGAGGATTAGACATATGAGTATGTGGCATTGTAATGAACATGGATTCACTGGACCTCAGCCTTGTTGTAATAAGGCTGTTCGTAGTAGTATGGGGCTACAGGATAATGATTCAGCAAATCAAAATCCAATAGATCATCAAACGACTACAAAGGTAAGTGAGGAGATTTGGGGTACTATCACTCAAAGACAACTGACCTCGAAGCTAATTAGCACTATAGAGAAGAGTGTTAATCTTCTAGCTGAGGCACGATGGAAACGGAGTTGGAATATGGTGGATAGGGTTCATACGGGTTTGGAGAGTGTACTTAGGGACTGGAGGGAAGGTCATAGTGGATAAAATAACAGAGTCTCAAGATTGGATTGAGGGTTTGATTAAAGAGTATAGTCCAAGGGCAAATGATAATATGGGTCTTGAAATAGCAAGTCTAAGAAAGACCTTCGGACATATTCATGTGGCTAAGGAAGGTAGCCCACAGGATGATTCTTGTAAGGCTTGTGGTTTAGATTTACGCGATCCAATACATTATCGGTGTTGAAGGAGTACTTATGAAGATTGACGTTAATGAGCTTGGCTGTATCGTTTTGGAGGAAGTCTATCGTGGCCTTACTCTTCGGACTAAGGAGGGTAGGGAATTGAATCTCGCTATGCGGGATGAAGATATTGAGATGTCTATAGAGGGTGAGGCTGGGACGTATACTTACTTTAGAGTATGTATGTATGAAGGATAGGACTATTGAGCCTATGTCTAGTAATCAACCTGCTCCTCTTACTATTTTTGCCTCTACTCCTCCACAGGCCATTAATATAATTTTCGATGGTCCACCAGATAATAATTCTCCACATTTTGTTGAGGTTGAGGATGATAGTGGATCAAGTATTCGTATTGGAGAATGGATTAAACGTGAAGATTATTGGGCTTTACGTATTACACTCTCTGATTTACTAAATCAAATGGGTGAGGATGAAGGTCCAGTGGCTAAGGAGCAGGGACGGTGGCAAAAGGCTATTCATTCTTTGCTTAATCGCCTTTGTCCTGGAGCCGAGGTCGATGGTTCCGGTTGTGACAGTGGTGATCCTTTGGACCTTACCCTAGCGGAAATAGGACAGGCTATTGGGTGGGTATCGGGATAATAATGAGGCTGCTTCCAGACATATGCCCTAAGTGTAGTAGTGAACGGGTTGAGGTTTATGATGGAGGGACGGTATGATTAAGAAGCTATTCCATTATCTATTTAAATGTCCTACTTTCTGGCATTATAATTCTTGGTTCACATGTCCAGAGTGTGGTAGTAAGTATCCTTGTTATTGGGATGGACATGATTGTGAATGTGGGACAATACATTTATGCTCGAAATGTGAGGTAAAGCATAGGATACATTTAACAGTTCAGCCGGAGGGCGTAGCCCATGAATAAAACTATTGAGGCGTTTGCTAGGCAGACTATTAAAGAGGGTTTAACTACTTGTACTGAGGGTCAGCAGTTCCGTTTCAAGCGTGTGTATTCTGGTGGTCAGCTTAGTCTGGACCTTGATGCCATTGTTGACGCCATGCCTGTAAGTGATCTCGATAAGGCATTGACGCAAGTGGAGAATACGTTGGGTGGGACATTGGGTCGTTAGGGTGGCGCAGCCGGAGGATGATTGATGAAACAGCCCTCTTTGTGTATACGTGATATCTGGTCAGAAGGTAATTTGTCTGTATGTGGGAAGGATGTCACTTCTTTACCTTGCTATGAGAGTATTGGTCATGCGGTGCATTACTTGTTAGATGGGACTGGACTACCTGTTTGTAAGGCTTGTGCTCAAATAGTCGTGGACCGTGTGTCTGGGACGTTGGGTAAGGTTACTAGTTAAGGAGGCGTAGCCGTGAATGTTGCTCTTACTGTTAATATTAATGTAGTTAAGGTTAGTGGTACTGATGTACGTGTTCCAGCAGCCCTCTCTGATGTTGCCTTAGCCGAGGTCCATCGTATATTATCTACTACACCACAGATTAGTGGTTCAGACCGAGATGTTATTGATGGGTGTGTATTATCCTATATGAATGTGACAGTGGTTACGTGATTTAGTAAATCAAGAGTTGTGATTGTGGCTAAAATTAATATGGTATTGGCTAGTGGTCCAGGGACATATGTTCCTGGGCTATTTTATTTGGTCCCTTAGTGTAACGATACGTTACTATGTAACATTACCTTACCTTTCCCTTTACCTTTCTCAGTGTGTAATGTATCGTTACCATTGCTTTACTCTTTCTGTCAGGTGCTTTTACTCTTTTCATTTCTTTACGTTTTGCTTTACGACTAAGTTAGTCGTCGATTCTAAGGGCTTGCCTTGGCTCAAGGTCCAATGCCCCCGGAAAGTTGACAAAGCGGCTTAGGATGGAGTATACCCATGCTCAGCACTTTGCTGGTGGGTAGGCTTAGAGGGGTCGAGAGCCGTGGATCGGGGGCTTACTAACTGGATGGTTTTCAGTTAACCCCATATAAAAGATATTATATAATTGTTCCATATGGGTGACTCAGAAAACAGTCAGTAAGTAGAAGTAGTAAGTCCTTGACCTCAAAAGGCTTGCGTCTAAACTGAGGAAAACGTAATGGGGATTCGGTAAAGGCATTTGTGAAAACGACTTATATTAAATACACGTTTTTAGGTACATATATATATATACATATCAACGACTTACGAGAAGTGTGGTGGAATCCTACACTTTCTCATATACTCTCATATACTCTCATAAGTACTTTTATTTCGTCGATAAGCTAAACAAAAGATAAGGAGTGAAAATATCAGCTTTTCGTGTAAAGGCTTTTACATGTGGAGGGCTTTGTAGCTCTATTAGGACTTTACAGGTTATGTAATAATCTGAGTGAAATTAATTATGTGTAGGAAATCAAGACTTACATAAAACTTACGGGATATAGGAAAGTAGTAAGTTGTTGCTACGTAAAGGGATATGGGGTCTGAGAAACCCATAACCTCGATTCTGTCTCTTACACGAAAACGTGTAAACCATCAATCGAGAACCGAAACCGAAAACCATAGTCTTGTTGTTTTGTCTGGCCGAGATCCGATGCGTGAAAATCATCTTTAAACACCCTATAATCCACACCCAAATAACCTACAATTCACCCAAATATCCATATTCCACATCCATGACCAATACTCAGAGAATAATGTACCAAAATTAAAGTGTCCAAATGAATTATCCGCTATCAGAGTTCGATGTCCGAAAACATGAAACCCGCCCTGTAAAAGTGAAAATGATTTATTAAATCAATAATTTTCCCGGAATATCTATCACGAACCGGGTCCGGCATAAACTAGGATATACGAAAATCGGTCGAAAAGTAAACTTTTGTTACAAAACGCAAAAATATGTTACAAAAGTAAGCTTTTGTTACAGCGGCAGAAATTGCCGTGTCAAAATGATGCGGCAGAAAGTGCCGTAGGAAAATCCGACACTTGGTTTTGGTTTATCAAATCATAAACCAAAATCAAAAATAAGGTCAACTAATATCGGAAATTATCAAAACTGGAACAATACTTGCTTTAATACATTATATAAGCCCATATCAGGCATGATAGCATATGATAGTATTCTGAGCGACCCATACCCCATAACCTTTTATCATATATAGACTTAACATATCGTTACACAAAAAGTGTAGGAAATCAAGAATCAATGTCGGATTTTAAGACTCGGTAAAGCCTTATATATCAACAGGTTAGAAGTAAAAATCGAGACTGTGGGGAAATCCCACAAAGGTAATGAAATGTTGCACTCATAAGTCGTTGTCACATAAGGACTTACAAGATATCTTGTAGTATCGGGACTTTTAAGGGACTTACAAGAAATAGGCATAGTCGATCCGGTAAGTCTATACATATCAACGAGTAACAATAATGCACAAAATTCCTAGAGTCTGGCATGGGATATGCTTCTATTATAGTGTCTTGAAAGGATAAAACCATGAACCAAAACCAAAAGCAAAACCAAAACCAAAACCAAAAATCAAATCAAGAAAATCAAATCAAAAATAGTGATACGGCTTGTAGCCTTGTCCTATGTTGGGAGAATGCCCGATATGTTGACCACCTTGACCCGCAAGCAAGAGCAAATTTTGATTTATCAAATCAAAGACTCGCAGACGGAGGAAAAGCCTATAGCATAGAGAACGCTACATCCTTGCGCCGTATGGACGGCACAAGGACCACAAACCCGAAATGGAGAACCGATATCATGGCGAAAATGTCTGATGAAGAGAAGAAAGCCGCAGCCGAGAAGCGTGAAGCCGAGAAGCAGGAAGCAGGGGAGAAAGCGGCCTCAGCCATCCCCACGGTCAACGGTCAAAAGATCGAATACCGGAAAGCCAACACGCTTTCAATCTGGGACGACAACCCCCGCACCCTCACCCCTGATGCCTTCGGGGATGCCGCCTTGTCCGACAGCATGGCGACCGGCTGGAACCCACAATTTCCGGCTGTGATCTTCCCCGATGGTAAGACCATCCAAGGCAATCGGCGCTTGCAGTATGTCGATGGCGAAAGCAAGGTGCCATGCCTTGTTTACACTGGCGACAATGCCGGAGCGATGCTCCTTGCCTTGAACGATACCGGCACTGGTATCGTGGAGAAGGGACTCGGAGATATCACCCGCGCCTTAGTCGGCATTATGACCGATTTGGGCTTGACCGACCACACAGTGGTCAGCTTCTTGTGGTCACGGTCAAGGGAAATTCTCCACCGCATTTCCCCCGCGAGCAAAAATGCCGACAGCGTTCAGGAAGCGCAGAAAGCATCTCGCGGCGCATTGCAAGCCGTTGCCAAAATTGCCAAGCTACCCACCAAGCATCAAGAGGGTGTATACGACGAACGCAACGCCGGAACACGCAAGGCCAAGATGTATCCCAACGACGTTGTCAGCAAAATGAGCAACGCCAAGACCCCCGAAGAGGTCGAAGCAATCTTCTCGGCCCATGTCAAAGCGGTCGAAGAGAAAGCCGACCCCGCCGAGCAGAAAGCCCCGAACAAATTGACCGGGAAGCTTATCGCTGATCGGAAGCTGACTTTCAGTAGCGACGTTTTCAAGGCTCTCGGAGCCTTGTTCGATAAGCCAGGGGAAGGAGAAGAGGAACGGGACGCCTTGGCCGAGCTTGCCGAGCTTGATGCGACTTGCGCGAGCCGTCAGTAAACACTTGACCCTTGCCCCTTGCATCTATACAAATTGTATGGATGCAAGGGGATTGTTTTGACTTACTAAATCAAACCCGTTGACCGGAGGAACGAGAAATGATTTTCACTTACCACGGACCACGACTGTCAATAGCCGAGAGAATAGCCGCAAAGAACATTGCCGCCATTTCAACCCCGACCCGCCCCGATTACTCTCTCACCTTTCACAAGTTTATCGAAGCACAAGCCAAACAGACGCACGGCAAGGGCCAGGAGCACACGGACAGAATGAGGGAAGCCCTTGTCGAATTGTTGGATGAAGCTTTTGCGCGTGACAAGATCACACTCGGAGAAGCGTACAATCTTCAGCGGTTGATACGCCGCAGCTTGCCGGGTTGCTAGGCTCAAGACGCGACCCCACCGGGAGGCTTGACAGCTTTGCCCGGTGGGAGGGTTAAATCGGAAGAAATCTCGGCATGACCTTAGAACAACCCCCCCACTCCCCACCACTATCCCACACTCCTGTATTTTTAGCCAACAATTACTAACAAGCACCTAAAACCCTCAGTCCAAGTGACTCAAGGACCAATACCCTATACCCTATACCCTATACCAATACCCTATACCCTATACCCTATACCCTATACCCTATACCCTATACCCTATACCCTATACCCTATACCCACCCATAAGAATCTTGATTTACTAAATCAAAGAAGGAGGGGTGGATAAAACAAAGTTAAATAAGTACCTCCATATACACGAAAAAATAAGAGGGTGTTTTCTAATTTCGACCCAAAGAAATTTCATATTTTTTTGGGAGGGTAAAGGTTTATTACAACTAAAAGACACCCTCTTCGTCGAAATAAAATAATAAATAAAGCCTAGCTTTTTCTTGCGATTTAGCGTATAATAAAGTGTGGAGTATTTACTCTTCGACGAAGTATACAACAATAGTAAAGACTAAAACAAAGAATAATTAATATGCCAGAGAACCCCAACAGTGAAAGACAATTAATATTGCGTGATGACGACCCTCGGCGCTGTCAGGCTATACATAATAATAATCAATGCAGGTATAAAGCAGTCCCAGGGGCAAACTACTGTGAAGCACATACAGGGGCATTAGTTATGAAGGTACAAGATGAAAAACAAAAGTTTATGTATAACCTACGGAAATTTAAACAGCGGTTCTCAGACTTCACAACTAATCCCGCTATTAAGGGACTCCGTGAAGAGATCGGCGTCCTAAGGATGTTATTAGAGGCGCAAATTAATGCCTGTAATGATGAAGGCGATTTAATGATGCGCTCGACCGCCATCTCTGGACTGGTGTTAAGCATCGAGAAACTAGTCGCGAGTTGTCACAAACTTGAGATCAATCTCGGACAACTCCTAGATAAGAATAAAGCGATCCAACTTGCTGACGAATTGATCCAAATCATCACGGCAGAAGTGGATGATGAAGAACGTATCAAAAATATAGCGGCGCAAATTAATTCGGCTATGGCTCGGATAACGGTAGCGGAGTAGGAAATGGTGGCAACAGAACCAAAAAATAGTAGCATAGAAGCCATCTTCTTAGAGCGTCTAGCCACTGGCTTGAACAGACGCTCTATTAAGAGATGCTCACAATGGGCTGAGAACTACAGGGTCATGGGTAAGCCATTCCCCGGAGCGTGGACCTTTCTCCACCATCCTTGGCTCAAGGCTATGCATGATGCCGATACAACCTTCGTGTGGGGACAAAAAGCCGCACAGATGGGATATACGGAGACTGTCCTTAATAAAGTATTCTTTGAGATCGACGTGAACGGGGTGTCTTGCTTATATGTACTACCAGCGAAAACCCCTGATGCAAGCGATTTCTCTGCGGCAAGATTTGATCCTGCGGTGGAGCTATCACCCTATCTCCAAAGACTATTCACTGAGACGAAGAACGTCGGGCATAAGAGAGCAGGATCAGCGAACTTATACATTAGAGGGAGTCGCTCCCGCGCTGGGTTAAAGTCCGTGCCAGCAGGTCTAATCGTACTTGATGAACTCGAAGAAATGACACAAGAACATATACCCCTAGTCTTCGAGCGTACATCAGGACAATTAATATGGCAGGTGTGGGGTATATCCACTCCTAGTATTAATAACGCCGGTATCAACAAATACTTCAATGAGTCCACACAAGAACATTTCTTCTTCCCATGTCCACATTGTGCGAAGGCCATTGAGCTAATATATCCTGAGTCTATTGTTATTAATGAGGAAAATTATAAAGTCTCACATCTCATCTGTACAGAGTGTAAACGTGAATTGTCACATGAAGATAAGGTCCATTATCTACAGGGTGGCTACTGGATACCTCAAGCTGATAGTACTAAAAGGGACAGCGACAACAGAGGCTTCTATATTAACCAAATGTACTCGATGACAGTACACCCAGCAATGTTGGCTAAGTCATATATAAATGGCTTGAGCAATGCGGCTGATGAACAGGAGTTCTATAATTCCAAACTCGGTCTACCCCACATCGTCGATGGCGCACGTGTCACCGATCCTGAGATTGACCAATGCATTAAGGAATATAAGAACGGTGCTCCTGCCACACATAAGATGCGTACAATGGGTATTGACGTTGGCACATGGTTACATTATGAGATTGGTGAATGGGGCTTCCCATCCACACGCATGACCTCTGACCTTAATATTGAGGCACACGTGCGTATACTTAAACAAGGTAAGGTCAGGAATTTCGAGGAACTAGACCTATTAATGAATGCCTACCAGATTCAATATGCAGTTATTGATGCTCAGCCCGAAAGACGAAAGTCTTTCGAGTTCGCGCAACGTTTCCTCGGTTACGTGAAGATATGTTTCTATGGTCCAGGTATACAGGGCAAAGCCATCGCGGTTGGACAGGAGATCGAACATTCCATCACCGTTGATAGGACTTCCTGGTTAGATATGGCACTGAGTCGGTTCCGCAACCGCACTATCAGTCTCCCGGTAGACACGGGTATAGAGTATCGCGATCATATTAAATCACCTGTACGTATATATGAGCGTAATCAACATGGTAATCCCACAGCCAAATATGTATGTGGTTCCGATGCTGACCACCATGCACATGCACGTGTATATAATGAATTAGCACTGAACTTCGCTGCGGAGATGTCTGGGAGCCATGATATTACTGACTAAGGGAGCCGCTACGCGGCTCAGGTGAGTCAAATGAGGTTGTGATTTAGTAAATCAAAAGAAGCATAGTTACTAAATATAAGTTATTAAACAGAAGGACAATATAAGATGGCTGATATCACTACAATCACACATCCAGCATATGATATACTTGTCCCAGAATGGGAGAAGTGGAGACTTACATATACTGGTGGTCAAGCCTTCTTAAATAAGTACTTGAAGTATTTCTCTACTAGGGAAAACAAAAGTGATTACGAAGATAGGAAAGATATCTCATATAGTCCCTCCTTTGCGAAGTCCTCACTTAATGAGATTAAGAACTCCATTTTCCAGCGTATGCAGGACATCACACGTAAAGGTGGCACTCCGAGCTATATGAATGCCATCGAGGGCAGAGATAAAGGTGTTGACCGTGAGAACAGCACAATGAATAATTTCATTGGCTGTACGGTCCTCCCGGAACTGATCTCAATGGGTAAGGTCGGTGTTTTCGTTGATATGCCTAAAGATATCGGGGAATCCCAGTTTGAACAAGTAGGGAAGAACCCTTACACATATATTTACCGTCGTGAAGATATCCGTTCATGGACTATGCGTACTGATGTCGAGCCAGATGAATTTGCAGCATTATTATTGAGGAAGTTCGTTAATGTTATCGACCCCATCACACTTCTACCTGTTGATGTGGCAGAGGAATATAGATATTTCCGCTTAACACCAGAGGGAACAGTTTTAGTAACTATTTATAATGAAGAAGGGGCAGAGACAGCTACCACAGAACTTAATATCCCTAAGATTCCCTTTGTGGTCTTTGAGTTATCCCAATCTTTATTAGTGGATGTCGCAGATATCCAAGTCTCTCTCCTAAATCTAGCTTCCGCTGATATGAACTACTCCTTTAAGAGTAATTTCCCGTTCTATACGGAACAATATGACCCAAGAATCGTTAGTGGCCATCTAAGACAGAATAATGCAGGAGCAACAGGTGCAACAGGAGAGGTAACTTCATCTTCTGACCTCCCAGGTACCGCTGGAGCCGCTGCAACGAGTAAAACTCAGGAAATCGTTACTGGAGCCACTAGAGGGCGCAAATATCCTAAAGGTACTGAACGTCCGTCATATATCCACCCCTCTTCTGAGCCACTTGAAATCTCAATGAAGAAGCAAGAACAGTTAAAACGCGATATAAAGGAGTTAATTAACCTCGCAGTCGAGAATCTAGTCCCACGGAACACCGTTGGGGAAGCCCTAGCGGTTACAGATCAGTCATTAGAGGCAGGTTTATCATATATCGGTCAAGAACTTGAGCATGGCGAACTGAAAGTCGCAGGTTTTTGGGCTATGTACGAGAAAGCCACTAAACAAGCTACAGTGAAATATCCATCAAATTATTCTCTGAAAGATGATAAACAAAGATTAGAGGAATCAGAGAAATTATCAGATTTGCGTGGAGATGTCGCTAGTATGACCTATAAAAAAGAGATATCGAAGCAAATTGCAACTACTCTTCTCTCTGATAAGGTGGAATTAGAGACATTAACTAAGGTTTATAGGGAGATCGACGCGAGTAAGATTCCAGTACAAGACAGTAATACGATCCACCAGGATATTGAGGATGGGTTACTATCTGTGGAGACAGCATCCGAAGCTAAGGGATATCCAAAGGGCGAGGTCGAGAAAGCCAAGGAAGAACACGCAGAACGTGCTGCACGTATCGTAATTGCACAGACAAAAGCCTCAGAAATGGCTGGCGCAAGCGCAGGCGCAGGCGCAAGAGGAGTAAATGACCTCGATACTGAACTTGATAGTGCAGATGACGAGAAGAATAAGACTCAAAATAATAAAGATATGGATATTGATGTTAAAGATAAAACGCGTGGAGGGCAGAAATGACTATTCCCTACATAACCGTAGCCGATGCCGATGCTCATTTCGCTGAACGTCTTAATACTGGCGCATGGGATGATGAAGATTCGGATACCCAACTTGTTGCCCTTAAAGAGGCCACTTTGCGTATTGATAGATTAAATTTCATTGGTGAGAAGAATGCCGCCGATCAAGAACAGCAGTTCCCACGCTATGATGATACGACTATACCAGAAGATATCCAGAATGCATGTGCGGAACTCGCACTTGTATTATTAGATGATGTTGATCCCGATAAAGAAATTGAATTGCTTGGGATGAAGTCTCAAGGACTCGCATCGGCGAGGTCTACCTATGACCGATCTTTTGTACCTGAGCATCTACAGGCCGGTATACCAAGCACTTTAGCTTGGCAATACTTGAAGCCATACTTAGTAGACCCTCAGTCATTAGAGGTCAATAGGGCTACATAGAAGGAGTGGAGATGTTTGAGTGTGATGTGGTTAGTATGAGTGATGTGGTTAGTATGTGTGTACCAGCATCTTTGATTTACAAAATCAAAGATCGTAGTTGGTATGGTGAAGGAGAAGGTGGCGGAGAAGGTGGCGGAGATGGTACTGGAGATGGTGCTGGAGATGGTGCTGGAGCAGGAGATGGCGCTGGAGCAGGTGATGGCGATGGTGCTGGTGACGGTATTGGCGGAGAAGGTGGCGGAGAAGGTGGAACTAAACCTAAAACCTTCACGCAAGAACAAGTGAATAAGATGCTTGCTAATAATAAGCGTGGACTCCAATCTAAAGTTACTGAGCTTGAAGATACAGTCATAGCTCTTCAATCTGGCAGTCTAACGGCTGAAGAAAAAGTTAAACTCACTGGTAAAGTCAAAGAACTCAACGATCAACTTAAAACAAAGGAGGAACTTGCAAAACAGGAACAAGATCGAATCAAGAATGAGAATGCAACACAGGTAACTGATTTACAAAATCAACTCAACGCTCTTCAAGAGCGGTATACAAACGAGACAATTAGTAGAGCTATCTTGGATGCCGCAGTAGCTAACGATGCGTTTTCGCCCCCACAAATCGTTACTCTGTTAATTCCGAATACTACTCTATCCGAGGAATTGGATGGAGAGGGTAAGGCCACAGGTAATTTGATTCCTCGAACCAAATTAGCTGGTGTGGATGGTGATGGTAAACCTGTTACACTTGATCTCCCGGTTGCGGAAGCCGTAGCAAAGATGAAGGATATCCCACAGCAGTACGGGAATCTCTTCAAGGCTAACGTCACTGGTGGGTTAGGGGATGCAGCCGGAGTCCAAGGCTCTGGTGGTAGTGTTGACGTGGGGAACTTAACCACGGAGCAATACATTGCAAGAAGAGAGAAACTGAAGAAAGATGGCAAAAACATTTTAGACGAAGTGAAGTAAACAAACAAGGAAATAGGAGATAGTCCATGTTTCGATACGTTAGAAGTAGAAGTTGGTACGGTGTCAATGATAACGATGCACTTATCCCGGAAGTCTGGGCTAATGAGTCTGTCGCTATCTTAACCGAAAATATGGTCGCTGCTAATCTCGTTCATCGGGATTTCTCGATGGAAATTGCGAGTCAAGGCGATCTCGTCAATACTCGTCAGCCCGGTACATTTACGGCTGAGAGGAAGACCGATAATGATGATGTGACGGTACAGGATGCGAGTCTCACGAATATCCAGGTTCCTCTGGATCAGCACTTCCATACATCTTTTACCATTAAGGATGGCGAACTGTCGAAGTCCATGAAGGACTTGATCGAAGTCCATCTTGGTCCTGCGGTTCTCTCCATTGCCCAGGCAACCGATAAGGTTATCCTTGGTCAATGGCCCCAGTTCCTGGCTAATGAAGCTGGAATGATTGGTGGTCTCAGTGGTACGACCGCTAAGCAGTATATGCTCCAGACTCGTAAGGTCATGAACGAGAATCTGGCATATGCTCAGGGAAGGAATCTCGTTTGGAACCCTGATGGTGAGACTCAGGCTCTAGATACTGAGATTTTCTTAACCGCAAATACCGTTGGTGACGAAGGTACTGCTCTCCGTGAAGCTAGCATGGGCCGTAAGCTTGGCTTTGATAACTACATGGATCAGCATATGTCCTCGGTCGCTGTGGGTAATACCGTTACGGCTGGCGAGATTAATTTTGGCGCTGGTTATGCGGCTGGTTCAACCGTGTTTACGGTTGATGGTTTCAGTGCTGCAATCGCGGCTGGCTCATGGATTACCATTGAAGGGGATATGACTCCTCTTCGGGTCGTCTCAGCGGTTGTCGGTGCTACGCCGACTACTATCACGGTTCTTGCTCCTGGTCTTTCTACGGCTGTCGTGGATGATGCTGATATCACGGTTTATACTCCTGGTGAAGTCAATAAGGTCGGTGATTACGCGGCTGGTTACGCCAAGGAAATCGTGATTGATGGCTTCACGGTCGCCCCGCAGGTTGGTCAGTTCGTGACCTTCGGTGATTCCACCACAACTGATATCTATACGATCATTGCGGTTAATGCTCTTATCGGTATCACGTTGGATCGTCCTCTTGGTGCTGCTATTGCCAATAATGACGATGTGTGTATTGGTCCCGCTGGAAGCTATAACTTTGCTTTCCATCGGAATGCTATTACTTTTGTTTCGCGTCCTCTTGCTCTTCCGAGAGCCGGTACTGGTGCTTTGAGTGCCGTGGCGAGTGCTAATGGTGTCGCGATTCGCGTTACGATCACTTACAATGGTACGTCTCAGGGTCACTTAGTGACCGTGGACCTCCTTTGTGGTGTGAAGGTTCTTGATACGAACTTGGGTGCGGTGTTGCTTGGGTAGTGTCGCCTTGCTCTGGGGTGAGTGAGCTACTGTGGCTCACTCACCCCACCCTCTGCTGCGCCACTGGCTACGCCACTGGCTGAGCCAAATTGATTTACTAAATCAAAAGAAATAAACAAAATGTACACCATTAAAGCACAAATGAAGAGATTACTATACCGTCTGAAAAGACAGTATGGTGATCGTATGTATTTATATCAAGTCACCAGTAGTAGCAATAATGTTAAAACTGGTGAGATAGTTATGGATTATAATGTTTATAAAATCAAAAGAGGGATACCACTACCTAAACAATTAATGCGGAAATTTGCATATGACCTTACTTTCCTTGCTGCTAATAAGAATTTCCAGTATGGTGCTTATTATGATATGGGAATTAGGGATTACATCATAGAGACAAAAGACCTCCCACGTGCAGTTAGAGATACTGTAAAGGTTGATTTACAATGGCACTTAATCTATCAGCATAAGCGTTATAATCTAAAAGAGGTAAACTCTTATGCTGATGGATTAGCAATGTATATTGTAGCTAAACAAACTGTTCAACAATTACCTTTTGAATGGCACAATAAAGAAGTAAGTGCCCAAATCGAATTCTTTGAGGAAGTGGAGGGTACAGTATGACTACCGATGCGATAGCTGCAACTGAAAAGAGTATATCACAAGCAGATGACTTCGCAGTAATACGTTTAAGGAATGAAGTCTTTAATATGTCCATCTCTGGAACTTGGACGGGTACTGTTACTCTTCAACGTTCTTTTAATGGGCAAGATTGGTTTGATGTTGAAGCTTTCACATTAAATGACCAAAAAGTAGGCGATGATCCTGAGAAAAATATCTACTATCGTATTGGTTTTAAAGTAGGTGATTATGGTAGTGGTACAGCTTTAGTGCGTATTAGTCAGTAAACACAAGCATAAGTACAAAGGAAAAATATGGAAATCCCTCTTTCAGTTATCATCGGTGTTATAGGTGCTCTCGCAGCAGCCATAGGGGTACTCTATAAACAAAATATAAACCAGCAAGGACAGGTCGAGTCCTTGATTTCAGAATGTAAAGAATTAATGGGTGGCCTAGCAGAGTTAATACGGACTTCTAATAGTCTAATGGTAGAGGTCAAGGATGCTCTTCAGAATTACAAGGCTGGTAAATCTGATGATGAATAAGAAAACAATCTCAGACTTCTTCTCAAGTTCGCAACATACCCGTGTTGCATTGAGGCAAGCAACTTGTCCTGATGGTTTCTGTCTTGTTATTGAAGATGACGCTCATGTAGCTCAGTATCTACAGAAGATACTTGAATCAAAACATATTAAATCAAAAGTCATTGATAATTCGATAGATGCGTTAGATATTTTACATGAAGAGAACATATCAATAATTTGCGCTATTATTGATTTGAATCTAGAACAAAAAGATAGCGGTAAGAAAATAGTTGAAGAATTCGAGAGTAACCACCGTAATATTCCATACGTAGTTTATACTGGAGATACGGTACGAGAGAGTCAACTCAAACGGAAATATCCACATATTAATGTGGCTATTAAGGGACGTAATAACATCCAAATACTATTGAATGCTTTAGGAATAACTAATGCCAACAGCTATCCCAACGCTTAATATCGTTGGTTCAACAGCAACTATAACGGGTGCGGAAGCGGGATCAATTAATGTTCTCGTCTTCACTACCCGTAATAACAATAGATGGCATACCATTAATTCAATTATTGGCAACGGAACAATCGAGATAGAAGGTGTAGCTCCTGGAGATTATACTGGCAGGGTCATGTCAATCGGCTCTACAGGAACCGTATCAGATAGTGTAGATTTCTCAGTGACGGGGGCGTCACCGAGCGGAGGCGTAAATGCCAACTGGGGGCGTTGGATTTATGCTTCTATTTGTCAACACTTCGAGGACTTGAGATCAGGGCTTTTCATGTTCCTCGAAGGAGAACATCGCGAGACTCAAGATCAATTAGAATTTTTTGAGCTTCGTGTAGACGGTCCTTTCTTTCAGCAATTTTCAAAGGGCTGGTGGAAATTAATTGTGGAAGTGAACGCGATCATTACCGTACCGAAAAGTGATAAGGATTTCCATAATATTCGTTTACAGACAGATTTCGTTACATCGTTGTTCACGAATAATATCCTCACTTATCGTTATGGGAAGGAAATCCAGGATGATGATACTTTCTTAGGTTGCTTACAAGCACAAGATGGTAAACGTAAGAACCTTCAGGTAAGTCATTTTGGTCAGCTACAACCTGCCGCTGAAGTCTTACAGGCAGGTGTAGAACGTCACTATACAATGGAACTTGCTGAGGAGTAAGATATGTTTCGAGATCGTAGATGGTATGGTGCACAGATTGATCTCAAAAATGCCACCATCTGGCTTAAAGATGGTGGTGTTGGGTCTGCGCAGCAAAGTCTTGAAGTGAAGATTGGTGAGGGTACTCTCACTTATGATGAACGAAAGAATATCGAGTATGTTCGTGACCGTGGACTCCTTGACACCGTTAAGGAAGGTGACGAAGAGCCGATTGACGTTCGTTTTGATTTTACCTGGGAGTTCCTCCAGGCTGTGTCCACAACGGCGGCAGGTACACCGACTGTTGAAGATGCATTGAAGCAGCGTGGTGAAGCATCGGGTTGGGTATCAAGTTCTTCTGACCCATGTGAACCCTACGCGGTTGATATTGAAGTGGATTATGTGCCACCTTGTGGTGGTGAGCTTGATGAAATTATCACGCTCCCTGACTTCCGTTATACGAGTCTTGCACATGATCTTTCTGCTGGTACTGTTGCGGTTACAGGTCAGTGTAATGCCACTGATGCTCTGATTGTGCGTCAGTAGATTTTTGTTGCTCCACGGTTTGATTTAGTAAATCAAACCGTGGAGCAAGTTTGAGGGAAGAAAGGGTTTGTAATGAAGATTCAAGGTGTGGTACTTAATGGTCCTGCTGTTGAAATTATTCCGATCATTCGTGGTGAAGATACGATTATCATTAAAGCACAAGCTGTTTTGGATTATAGTGATTTCAATAACATGTTTCCAAGACCTACCCCACCGGAGAAGATGTTCCCTGGTGGACGTAAGGAACTAAATGTTGATGACCCGAAGTTCCTTAAAGCTATTGATGAATATGGTACTGCGAAGTACGCATGGCAAGTTCTCAAGTCCCTTGAAGCAACTGAAGGTCTTGAGTGGGATACCATTGATATGGGTAAGCCCGATACATGGAAGAACTATGAAAAGGAATTAGGTACTTGGCTTTCTGAGGCGGAAGTATTGAGAGTTATAATGGGTGTCACGAATGCCCAAGGACTTAATAGTGATAAGATTGAAGAGGCACGGAAACGTTTTTTAGCTTCTCAGGAGGCGGGGTCAGAAAAATAGTACTTCCCCGTTTCCGCACGGAGTTATATTCTATATGGAGAGCTTGTGAACGTATGGGGATTGTACCAGAAGGTGCAGATAAGGCTTGGGACGAGTGTAATGTATGGACACAAGCTCTCCTTATATCATATAATCAGATTCGTGAGATCGAAGATGACGAACGGCAAGCGGCAATGCTTGGAGCAAAATTAACATGAAATTTGTAGCTAAAATTAAGATGCCTTATATTAAGAAAACTATCGAACGGGATATTGATGATCTTATGAAAGGTATGCTTTATAAGGCCGCTCAATATTTTATTCAAGGTATGATAGGAAAGGATTCAGTACCTGCATGGACTGGACAAGCAAGAGCATCTTTAACTGCCGCTGCTATTGAATTTGGGTTGACAATTAATTATGATGATGCAGAAGAACCGAATCGAGAAGGTAAGAATGTAGGTACAGGAGTAGACCAAGGTAAAGCTTTTTGGGTAATAGAAAGAGGTTTATATATTTTTGGTTTCTCTTCTACTGTAGCTGATCTTAACAAAGCACCAGGAGTTAATTACTGGGAAGAGAATGAATACGATGCTACTGCAATACCCAATACACCTTGGAGAACTATCGAAGAAGCAGGATTGCAAACAGAAAAATATATAGTAGAGAATATTTTTCCTATAATTAGAAAATATTTAAATAAAAATCTAATCTCGACTACTAGGTGGACAGTTTGATTTACCAAATCAAAAATCGTAAATGGTATGGTGGCGAAGAGTTTGGCGGAGATATTGTCTTCGACACTAGGGATTCTATTGCAGAAATAAATAAATTAAGAGATGCATTCTTAGATTTAAATAAAGGTGTAGCAGCATTTACTGAGAGTATGAGTAAATTTAATACTGAGGTAGGGTCATTTAAGGGATTAGGTCAATTAATAAAACAACTTGAGGATTACATAGCGGCTCAAGAAGGAGTTATTCCTCCTTTAAAAGAAGGTACTAAAGCAGGATTACGTGCTGATGAAGTAGCTAATCAACGTATTAAAACACTCTTAAGAATTAATACTGTACTTGATAAGAATGGTAAATTACAAAAATTAGTTAGGTCGGGTTTAGATGCCACTGGTAATACAGTGCAAGTTGTTGCAGATGCAGAGAATAATTTACTTAGTGTTAGGATCAAGCAAGCACAAACAACGGAAGCAAGAATACGCGCTGAAAATAAACTTGCCGATCAAATGAAGAGAGCACAAAATGAACTTAATCTTTTACAACAACAAAAGAATAAAGGTCAATTAGAAGGACTTATAATATCAAAGAAAATAAATACGGCATCAAATCGTACTCAAGAAATCTGGAATGCTACAACTACAGATGGACAAAAACTTACTGCAACTTTAACCAGTGTCAATGGTCAGCTTATTGGAGTCGCATCTTCAACTAAACCATTAAATGAAAGTTTAGATACTGCTAAAGATCGGGTACAAAAACTTACTCTCTCATGGCAAACATTCTTACGTGTTGTCGTTGTGCAAGTTATCCATAGAGCAGTAAGTAAATTTATTCAAGAAGTGAAAAGAGCAACGGAAGATGCGATTGAGTTTAGTATACGTATCTCAGAAATCCGAACGATTTCTCAACAGAATCAACTCACTACCGATAGATGGGCAGAAGGATTACGTGAACTAAGTGATGCCTTTGGTTTTGATTTATTAGATCAAGCTGAAGCTGCATATCAAACTTTATCTAACCAAGTAGCTAAAGGTGCGGAAGCCTTTGGTTTCTTAAAATCTGCTAATGAATTAGCACTTGTTGGTGTTTCAGATGCCGCTGCTTCAGTACAGTTTCTTTCTGCTGTACAGAATGCTTTTAATCTTACCCTTGATGATACTGCAAATATAGCAGCACAAACATTTAAGACGATTGAACTTGGTCGTGTGCGTCTTGATGAAATGGCAAATACTATAGGACAAAGTGCTGTTCCGGCAGCTAATTTAGGGCTTTCATTTACAGACCTTGCCGCTGCTATTACTACAGTTACAATACGTGGTGTGCCATTCGAAAAGGCCCAAACAGCAATTCGCAACATTTTGTTAAAATTAATCCGCCCAACTGCGGAAATGACTAAACTCTTTAGAGAATGGGGTGTTGTATCTGGTGAAGCTGCAATTGCTGCTTTCGGATTTGGTGGTGTACTTGCGAAAATTGAAGAACGTACTAAGGGTAGTTCTTCTGAATTAGGTAAAATCTTTGGACGTATTCGTGCTATCAGTGGCGCAATGGTCTTTGCCGGTAGAGGTCTCAAGACTTTTGAAAATAACTGGAAAGAACTCCAAGAGGCTCAAGCATCTTATGAAGTGGCTCTTAAAGAAACCTTAACTAATACGGGTAGAGAAATCCGTATCGAAGTAAATAAGATTAAGAACTTCTTTACTGAGGAAATTGGTAGAGACCTTATTGATACAATTAAATTTGTTAATGATAATGTTTTATCTTTATCTGATAGTGTTAAGCTCTTTGCTAGTGTTATTACTGTTTTCTTAGCCCCAGCTATTGGTTTAGCGGCTGCTGCACTTGTGAGTCTAAATTTAGCTATCATTGTCACTCCCTTCGGCGCTCTTGTTGCGGGACTGACAGCGGCAGGTATAGGACTCAAATTAGCCTTTGATTCAGTCACTAATTCCTATGATGAAGCTATTAAAGAAGCAGATGATTTCTATAATGAATCTGTTAAGAAACTTAAAGATCAAACTACAGCACGACTCAAAATTATCGAGAGTGGATATGAAGTAGAGTTTCGCTTAGCTAAAGCGGCTATAGCTCAAGTCCAAAGTGTATTAAGTAAACAATTAGATACTCAAGTCGGACTAGATAAAGAATTAGCAAATGGACTTAAACTCGCATACCAAGATGTTATTAAGTCAATACAAGCAGGCATTAAAGACCTTAATGATATTCTTAAGGACTCAGAAAAGACTATTGAACAAACTACTAAGAATATTGCTGACCTCAAAAGAGAATTAGCTAGTAATATACTTAGAGAACAATTAGATAGTGCAGTAGATGTTCAAGCAAAACAACGATTACTTATAGCTGAAGCTCAAAAACAATTTGTTGCTGCTATCTCAATAACGGGTACTGACCAACAATCTCAACGTAATGCAAGGGCAGCTTTTGATATAACAAAGAAATTACTTGAGGAAGCAGCTAAACTCCAATCAGATACAGCGGAGAAGAATGAATCTAATGAGAAGGAAGTTAATAAATTACGGGAACGGGGAAAGAAAGCCGCTACAGATTTAGAAAATTTACGTCTTAAAGCGGCTGATAAGAGATTGACTTTTGAAAATAAGATTGATGCTAGAATAAGAGCCGGTGCACGAATAAGTATTACTAGTGTAAATGGTGAGATTAAGAGTATACAAAGCAAAGATAAGGCAGTACTTAAAGCTCAACGAGATCAAGAACGTTTTGAAAGAGAAAATAACGAACGTATTAGAAAATTATTAACAGTAACAGCAAATATTACTCAAGAGATCAAAGAACGTCAACCTATTGAGATTGAACAACTTGAAATTTCAAAAGCACAAAATGCACTTATAAAACAGAGAATTGAATTTGAAAAGGAATTAGCGGAAGCAGCAAAACAAGCCACAAAGGAGGCAAAAGAAGAAACAGAAAGACGGGAAAAGAATCTTAAACTTATACAAGAGCAGTCAAGAGAAATAAGTAAACTCAAAGTTAAAGATTTAATCGGGGTAGATGATGTTGATGAACAAATAGTTAATTTATTAAAAGCCTTAAAAGATGTTGATAAAGCAAGAGAGACCATTGAAAAGGCCAGTGTAAAAGACCCTAAAACTGCCATAGTTGCTCAAGAGCAATTAGCTAAGAAAGAAGCACAGATAGAGGAAACCCTTAAAAAGAAACTTTTGGAACAAGAACTAGAAACTGTAAGAAAGACAATCAAACTCCAGGAAGAAGGGCTTAAGAATAGAATAAAAGTACAAAAGGAAGCAGAACTTAAATTAAGAGGATCAGAACCTGCGGCTAGAACTGATCTTATAAGTACTTTTGCAAAATTAGGACCAGATTTTGCTAAATTCAGAGCTGATTTAGCTCCGTTCTTAAAAGACCCAACAGCTAAGGGTGCAGCAGTATTAATAAAAACTATTGAAGATTTCGAGAGATCACAACAAGAACTAGCTCCTTTCTTTAGAGGCCAAAGATCGGAAGAAGGTGTCGCTGCAATTAGTACTTTTGAAGATGCGGTATTGAGGTTATTTAGAATTACTAGAGATAATAATGCAGTTAGTGAACTAAAGAAATTAACTGAGGCATCGAAAAAGCAAGTAGAGGAATCTCGAAAAGCATTCGATAAAACCTTTGGCCTCACTGAACAAGCGGATAGAGATAGGAACGACCACTTAAAGAAGATTGAGAAAGCACAAACAGTAGATATTCCAGCTTTATTAGCTCAAATTAGAGATAAAGTCGGTCCATTAGGTAGAGCAGCAGGAGGAGATGTCCCAGGAAGTACAGACACCGTACCCGCTATGCTTACTCCTGGTGAGTTCGTGATGAACGCAAGATCAGCTAGGAAGTTCCATACGCAACTCGTAGCTATGAATGCCGGTATCCAACCATTCCAAGGTGGCGGCTCTGTAACCAATGTTGGTGATGTGAATATCAATATGCAGTCCAGTGGCAATGAAGCTTATGACGTTACTAAGGTTGGGAAACTCTTACAGAGACAAATCCGTAGAAAGACACTTAGGTTTTGAGGGAGGCGGCTTCGCCGCTTTGATTTACTAAATCAAAGGAGACAGTACCCATGAAAACCGGCATTAATTTTAAAGGAACCTTCAAGTTAGAACATATACGCGATGGGAAAGTTATCGGGAATTATGAATTCAAGAATGGTGTTGTCGATGTGGGTATCGACAGCATCCTTGGTATTCAGTTCCATAATGATACTCAAATCGCCGCATGGTATCTAGGTTTAATCAATGATGCGGTTATCGGTGATCTTGCTGCTGCCGATACGATGGCTAGCCACCCAGGATGGACCGAAGATCAGACCTACACAGAAGCTGTACGTCAAGCATGGGGACCGGATGCCGCCGCCAGTAAAGAGATTACTAATAGTTCTTTTGTTGTATTCAATATAAATGGAACAACTACAATTTCTGGACTTTTCCTTACTAGTGATAGTGCTAAAGGTGGATCAACGGGAACACTTTGGGCAACTGGACTTTTCCTTGATGGGAATGTCTCTGCTGTTGCGAGTGATACCCTTAATATTACTTATACGGTTTCTGGAGCGGCAGGATGATCTTTTATTACGATGGTGGTTATGTTGCTTTACGAAACCCAGAATTGGGAGATACCCATAGTCTCAGGACTTACGCAGTTAACCGTGAAACTATAGGTGGAGAGGTTAAAAGTGTTAAAGATGCAGGTTGGCCTAATAAGGAGATGCGTACTTTCTCCTTTAGTAATTTAAAGAAAACCACAAAAGAGGATTTTGAAGCTATTTTGATAGCCTCTGCTGGTGAACAGATTAAAATAACAGATCATAACAATGAAGTTTGGGAAGGAGTTGTTATCTCCAACCCTATGGATATTATAACACAGAGAGATACTAACTGTGGTTCTTATGAGGTTAGCTTTGAATTAATGGGAGTGAATCTTGGTGCTCCCGAAGGACTTTTCAATACGGATGAAGAGCAAATTTATAATACTGATGAAGAGCCGGTATATGCTATCTAAATTACAATTTGATTTAGTAAATCAAAGGAAATGATATGGCTGATCTCACAGCAGGAAAAATCCCAAAGGCTGCTGATGGAAATCATATTGAAGATGGATATGATGTAGCAACATCTATTGGTACTCCAGGTGTTGATACTTCATTAGCTACAGAGAAAGCAGTACGGGATATTGCAGATACCAAAGCTGAACTCTTACATGCTACTGACCATACAGATGGTACTGATGATATCCAGGATGCCACGGCAGTACAAAAGGGAGTAGCGACTGCTGCTCAGATCGCTAAGTTAGATGGCATTGAGGCTCTAGCAGATATCACTGACCCTACTAATGTAGCTAGTGCTGGTGCATTAATGGTTTCCACCGTTGATGCGAAAGGTGATCTCCTAGCAGGTACTGGAGATGATGCGATATCTCGACTTCCAGTAGGAATAAATGGACAGCAACTTGCTGCTAATAATTCTAAAGCAACTGGATTAGAGTGGGTAACTCCTGGAAATGGTACTTTCGTACATATTGATAATACCGATAGTCCATATACTCCAGGTGGTGAGGGTATTATACTTTGCGATACAACAGGTGGAGCTATAACTATTAATTTACCAGCAGTAGCCTCCTCTTCTGGAGTACTGTATCGAGTTAAGAAGTTAAATGCCAGTGCAAATAATGTGACTCTCGATGGTAATGGTACTGAGACTATTGATGATTCTTTAACCAAAGATATCACAGCACAATATGAATCCTTAGATGTATTCTGTGATGGTACAGAATGGTGGGTACTCTAAGTAATATTATAGGGGAATGACATGGCGTATACTCCATTGCCAGATTCTATACAGCAATATTATGTTGCTAAGTATGGTTTAGATACCAATACAGGCAAAAGTCTTAGTGAACCATTCTTAACAGCTACTGCTGCTCTTGCGGCTGCTAGTGGCGATACTCCTAGTGCCTCTAATATTATTGGTATTTTAGTTGTCGATGGTGGGATATATACTGAGAATTTAACAATACCACCTTATGTAGTTTTGAAAGCTCCATTTGCTAAGCTTGTAGGTAATCATATTCTTGGAGATGAAGCATATCTCTTAGCTCATTGGTGTATAGTTGCGAGTGGAACAGTAATTTCAAAAACTGCTGGAGCAGGTAGAGCAAAAGCATTTATTGAAATCCTTGAAGCAACAAGTGGAGCCAACGGTGTTCATTGTGCTGCTGGTGAACTTGAACTCATAGGACATGAAGCTTTAGTTGATACTGGTATCGCTATTGGAGACGCAGCTACAACTGGTAAAATCTTCGCTAAGTTTAATCATATTGAGGTTAGCGGAGCAGGTACAGCATTATATGTTGATGATACTGGTAGTATTATTGTTACAGTAGAACATATTGAAGCTCCTAGTGGTACTGGTATTGAGGTTGATGGTACTGGTACGGTATCCGTAGTTACTTCGATACTTGAGGCATCTACAGCTTATGATGTGGATACTGGTACGTTATATCTTACTGCTACGGAAGTATCTGGTACTACCTCAATAACTGGTGGAGGTACTCTTGGTCTACCAGATGGCGACGATCATGTAGCTATCCATGATAATATACCTGGTGAGATTAATGCTATTAGTGCGAAGGGTACCCCTGTTAATGCAGATATTATTATTATTGAAGATAGTGCGGATTCTTATAGTAAAAAGAAAGCTTTACTTAGTACTTTAAGTACAGGTATTACACATGCGCTTGGTGGGTCGGCACATATAGCAGATACTCTTGCAAATCTAAATACTAAGATTACAGATGCGACACTTGATGATACTACTACACCCCGTATACCAACTGGAACAGCAGGTGGGGATTTAAATGGAACATATCCAAATCCTTCAGTAGATGATGGTGCTGATGCAACTGCTATACATGACAATATATCAGGTGAGATTGTTTCTATTGTTGAGAAGTCCACACCAATAGCAACTGATCTTATAGTTATTGAGGACTCCGCTGTAGCAAACGCAAAGAAACGGGTACAACTTGGTAATCTCAATACAGCTATAGACGCTATATTTGGTTCACAATTTCACGAAGCTAAGTCTGAAGGCGTATCATCAACTACAAGTGTAAGTTGGCAAACGAAAGCTACGATGCTTACAAGTGTTATTCCAGCTGGAGATTACTATGTTGGATGGTCGGTTGAGGTAGCTAGAAATGGTACTAGCACTGATGTTGCTTTTCGTGTACAAGAAGATAATTCTACTGATTTAGCGAATCAAAATATTCAAACAGATACTAATAGCTATGAGGCTACGGCTGGTTTCGCTATTAGGACATTAACTAATGCAGCACATACTTTTGATATAGACTATGCATCAGCTACATCTGGTAAGCAAGTAAGTATACGTAGAGTTAGACTTGTATTGTGGAGGATTAATTGATGCCAACCCCAACTAAATACGCGAAATCAATAACTACTGATTTTACGGGTTTAACAGAAGCAACACCAGATTTAACGACATTGCAAGAGGAGATATCCGCATCCTCGATATCAATAGCGGTTGACTATATTGATATGGATGGAGATACCGTAGACATATGGTTTAAAGATGTATTGTCCTCTGGAGACCAAACAACTCTCCAAGCAATTGTAGAGGCCCATACAGGTGTACCTAATCCAGAGGATATACCTGCACCTGTTCAAGTGAATGGTTTCCAGGAACTTACAGGTTATAATATTTTCCGTAAAGGATATAATATTACAGCTACGGCTGAGGAAACATTAGAACATGAAGTAAAATACACTGAAAATATGATGTTACAAGGAATAGGATTTAAATTAGATGCGAACCCAGAGGATGGGGATTATGTTGAAGTGGAAATGGTTGATGTCGATAATATTCTTGGCTATGGAGCAGATTTTGTATTAGGACAATTCGCAGCTACTAATTATGTATGGGCTAATTGGGAGTTTGAGTGTTGTTGTTCAGATGCAAAACTTATTCCTGCTGGTATCTATGTTAGATTTCGTTATGAGTCTATAGGTTCTGTTGATGTTAATATTAAGTTAATACATATTCTGCGTACTTGTCCATAAGAACTACCATAGGAGATAAAGTGGCTAAGAAGATAAAAAAAATTAAGGAAGAAGTAGCAATTGTTGTACCAGAATTTAAGAGTAATAAGGAACTCAAACAGAAGGCTAAAGATGCTAAGGCTAGGGCTAAAGGAAAAAGCTAGGGCTAAAGATGCTAAGAAAAATAACTAAAATTATTCTAATAGTAGTGGCACTCGGACTAATAGTTTGGGATATTGTACCTTTCATGAATCCCGAACGTGGAGATACAATATCCGAAGTTATTATGTTCTACGGTTTACGTTGTTTAACGTTGCCACTTGTGATAGGTGTATTAATGGGACATTTCTTTGTTCCTGTAAAAGAGAAAGCAATACAGAAACCTTTCATACTTGTTACTTTAGCTGTCATCTCTCTTATTGGAGACGTTATCCTTCATGTCACTAATAATGAGCATATCTATATGTACCCAATTATTTGGGTATTAATCGGTATACCTATAGGTGCTATGTTCTGGCAGCAAAGGAGAATATGATGGGACGTAGGGTTATTAGAGGTATGAGATCAGTTCTCCGATTATCTATTGTTCAGGATATCTTAACCACGGTACTAGGAGAGGAGCCTACTGGTGCTATCAATGCTTTATTGCTTGAAACAGGGGACAATTTACTTTTAGAATCTGGTGATAGATTACTATTAGAAGACTAAAGGAGGATTAAACATGGCTGATCAGAAACTGTCTGCGTTAGGTACGAGTACAATAACGGATGCGAGTATAGCGTATTTTGTCAAGGCGCTTACCTCCTATAATATTACTTTCTTGGCAATTTACACTTGGATAAAGGGGAAACTTGACGTAGACACGTTGGATGGTGGGAGTTTCTAGTGAGACTTTAGTTAATGGGAGCTTTTTAATTACTGGCTTTAGATTTTGATTTAGTAAATCAATTTACACATAGGAGAAATGTAATGAGAATCCGCAATTGGTATGGTGTTACTATCATAGTACGAAAAGGTACAAAGGCTGCTCTCGATGGAATTACATTAGCATCGGGTGAACTTGGTTTCACTACCGATGACCAAAAAGAACTATGGGTAGGTGATGGTGCATCTAATCTACTCGTTGGTCGTGTTATTATGGCTGCTATTGGTAGTATCCCCTCAGCGGCAGTCGCTGGTAGGTTATTCTATGCTACTGATACTGACGAGTTGTTTGTGGATAACGGTGCAACGTGGGACGAGATCACTTCGGATATCGGCGGTACTGAAGATAACCTCGTAAGTCTTGATGCCAACGGTAAAGGTCAGGACTCAGGGAAAGCTGTCGATGATGGCGGAACTACGACCTCTGAACTTTGGACTGCCTCTAAGATTCAGACCGCTATTAATGCTGCGGTTGCCGGTACAAGTTGGAAAGAGCCGATTGATGTTCTGAATCTCGTTGGTAACGCTGCGGCATCGGTTATCGAAGTCTTAACTAATACTGGTGACGCCTATACGGTTTCAACTGCTGATGGTGCGGCAGGTATGGCAGCGGCAGCAATTGGTGATATCTGGGAATATAGTGGATCAGCATGGGTCAAAATTACCACTGGTGCTGGTGGTTTTGTTGCTGATGGTGTAAGAGCCGCTTTAGCCCCCGATACTGGTACGGCACTTATCTCTCCATATACGGATAATACGGATAATAGTAAGGTAGTTGACTTCGATGGAACATCATTAACTGGTGTTGCCTCAGGAGATGCAGTTGAAGGCAATGCTATAATGGTTCAAGAGGGCTATTACGATAATAATCAGTATGCCTTCGATGGTACTGTACCTACTGGTGCTTGGGTACTTATTAACCAAGGTGGGGGCCTTAGTGCTGGTAACGGTATCGACATCACCACGAATATCGTGAGTGTTGATGCTGATTCTGAGACTGGCGGAAATGTCCAACCTGTAAATCTTACTGCTAATGGTGCTGGTGTTGATATTTCAGCGATTGCTGGTACTGGTGTTGAAGCTGATGGGTCAGCTAATCTCCGCCTTGCAACACAGGGTAATGGTATTGCCGGTGGTAATGGTTCCACGCTTAGCGTTGATGCCGACTCGGAAACGGGTTCAGATATCCAGCCAGCTAATATCACAGCCAATGGTGTCGGTGTTGATATTGGAGCGATTGCCGGTACTGGTGTCGAGGCTGATGGTTCAGCTAATCTCCGTCTAGCTGTTCAAGGTAATGGTATTGCTGGTGGTAATGGTTCAACACTTTCTGTTGATCCTGACTCAGAGTCTGGTGGTGATTTGGTTCCTGTCAGTGTAGGAGCTAATGGTGTTGCGGTAGATGTGGCTGCGATTGATGGTGTCGGTATCGAGGCTGATGGCTCAGCACAGTTGCAGTTGGCAACACAAGGCAATGGTATTGCAGGTGGTGGTGGAAGTACACTCTCAGTCGATCCTGATGATACAACTGGTGCAACTGTATGTCAAGTTACTGTTGGTGCTAATGGTGTTGGTCTTACCATTGACAATGATTCTCTTACTCATGCTGCTGGAACGCTTTCCGTTGCTGCGGTTGATGGTGGTTCATTCTAATTTAGAGTGGCGAGGAAGTATACTCACCACTTTGATTTACTAAATCAATGGGTTACACAAGGAGCTTATGATGGCCGTGGATATTCAAGTTCGCCGTGGAACAAAGGCTCAGTTAGATGGCATTACCCTTGCCGCTGGCGAGCTTGGATTTACCACGGACACCAAAGAGCTATTCGTTGGCGATGGGGCAGGTAATCTTATCGCTGGAAGGTGTCTTGTCGGTACACTGGCTTCCCGGCCTTCTGCCGGGGAGTCAGGCCGATTTTATTGGGCAACAGATAATAGTACATTATATGTTGATGATGGGGATAGTTGGGAAACGATAGCTACCACCGCAGTATCTAGTGTTTTCACTAGGACAGGAGCAGTAGTAGCTGTGGCCTCTGATTATGATGCGAGTCAAGTAGATAATGATTCAAATGTATCTGGTGCTTTTGTATCTGATGCCTTGAATACTCTTAATACTAAGGGTGTAGGTGGGAATATTCTTATTAACGGTGCTATGCAGGTAGCGCAACAAGGAACAATTTTTGATTCTACAACAACTCCTGCAAATAATGATGATACTTACTTGTTAGATAGAACAATTCTTCTGAGTGATGGGAATGATATCTCAGATATTACTCAAGATACTGATGCTCCAACTGGATTTAGATATAGTTGGAAATTTGATATTGAAACTGCTAGTAAAAAAATGGGATTATGTAAAATTATTGAAGCGAAAAATGCACAGGAAATTATTGGAGGAGTAGCGAGTTTATCTTTTTATATTAAAGGGGATGGTAATTTAGCAAATGTAAGAGCAGCTGTACTTGCATGGGACAGTACAGCAGATTCTGTTACTTCTGATGTTGTAAGTGCATGGAATAGTTCTGGTTCAAATCCAACTTGGGCAACAAATTGGACTGCAGAAAATACACCAGAAAATATTGCCTTGACAAGTGGATGGGTACGTCAAACAATTGAAAATATCAGTATTGATACTTCAAATGCAGAGAATGTTGCTATTATAATTTGGTTAGATGATACTGATGCTCAAGTTGGGGAGAGGTTTCAGGTCACAGGGATTCAATTAGAGGCTGGTGCTGTAGTAACTAATTTTGAACATATGGATTTCGGTACTGAATTATTACAATGTCGAAGATATTGGAGACAAACATATGCTCTTGGAGTATCTGCTGGAACGGTAACAAATAGTGGAGCTTTATATGAACACGCTGGATCAACTGCTGGAGGAGTTGCTTCTTATGCTCAAAGTATTAGATTTAATCCTCCTATGCGTATAGCTCCGACTATAACCCCTTATTCCCCTTCTACATTAAATGCATCTGGAAAATATAGAGATGTAGGTGGCTCTACAGATAGAAATGCAGCCGCTAGTAATACAAATGAAATGGGAACTACAATTTTCTCAAATTCAGATAATGCTACAGCTGATAATTTATGCGCTGTTCATGCTACTTTTAATGCGGAACTTTAAGGAGTAATAATGAGTCGTTATAAATTAATTAAGGATGTAGATTTAAATGTTACTGATGTTATTGTAAATGATGGTACTCACCCGACGCTCCCAGAGGGTGCTTGTATTCCGGCAGTAGTTGGTGATAGGGATTATGATGAATATCTTGTATGGGAAGAAGAGAACGACGCTGATGCCGCAGATACCATCGACTACATGGAGATGATGCGTGTTGAGCGAGATATAAGGCTCAAGGCAGCAGATTGGCGTGTTCACCGTAATTATCAGCAGGTAACAAATAGCGATACGCCTTCAGATGATGCGAGTAAGATGGGCGATGTGTATGATTATATGCAAGCCCTCCGCGATATGCCGGAAGATCACACCGGCACCGACACGAAAACTGAATATGAAGCTTTGACTTGGCCCACTGAGCCGGAGTAAAAAGAATAGGTAATAATAGGTAATATAACTTAAACAAAGGACTATTACTTTGAGCATAACTTTCCAACATCCATATACTACTCCAACCTTAACTCTTACCCTTCGGAATCCAGAACTGGGAGACTCCGAAGGGTTAGATATTAAGACTCAGTTCCAGATTACAATGGATGGGAGTGTATATAGTCATAGAAGAACACCAGAGAATAAGACACTGGTATTGGCTTTTAAGAATATTACGAAAGCCATTGCTGCGGAACTATTTGATTTCGTATTAGCTTCCGCTGGTGAGGAAGTGAAGTACACGGATTACCATGCTGTAATCTGGCGGGGATATATAGTTAGTGATCCCGTTGAAACCGCAACTGAAACCAAGATAATCAACGGTACATGTGTAGAAGTAAAAACCTTTGTTTTACAATTCAAGGGTGCAGTAATATAGTTTAGGAGCCGGTGTGCGTACACTAACAGTAGCAGCACAAGCTAAAGCTGATACTCTTTTGGCTACTGAGCCAATTATAATTATCCAAATTGATTGGACTGGTGGCACGGAGTATTACGGATATAAAACCTTTACTCTTGGCGCATGGACTGTGCAAGGTAGTATCACGGAATTCTCAGCCATATCCAGCCAAGGTAAACAAGATGTCACTGGAGAGGTTTCCAGTGTCAGTGTTACTCTCGATGATAGTGACGGCTCTTTGAAAACCAAGGTAGACACGGAGATCATCGAAGGGAAGTCTTGTACCGTTTACCATCATTATGAAGGTAACGCCCAATCTGATGCAACCGTCATATTGAAAGGTCGTATCGCAGGGGATACCCTCTGGCTTGAAGGAGAGAGGACACTTGACTTCGATATCGAATCATATGTCGAAGTAGAGAATATTGGTTATGCTGCGGAAGCCGGGGATTTCTCTGATCTTTGGTCCGAAGCAGAAGGAGTAACATGGCCTTTTTCTTTTGGTACTACTTTAAATACCCCTGCTCTCCGGGTTAAGAACCGTCCTATAGGTAAACTTCTTTATGGAATCAATCAAAACTTCGCGACATTCGAGGTTGAAGGCGGTGAAGAGTTCCCACAGAGTACAAGTATTAATCTCCTTATAGGGCAGATTAAATATACTGGTACGTTTAGTGGTGAAACCTTCACTATCTCCACACAGAATGATGCTTATCATACTACCCTTGGATTGGGAGATAGACCAGTAGCAGATAGTGATCGGTTCGATGCAAGCGTACTTTGGTTAGAGTACGGTGAGACCTCTAATCTCAAGGGCTTATATTGTATTATTAATCATGGTGTTTATGGGTGGATGGTTAATAAATGCATAGCACAAGATGGAAGGAAATGTCGGTTCCTTAAACCGTGGCGACCGGCTGATACTATCCTGGAAGTCCAGATTGATAGTAGTAGTGTTATTGCTGAGACTGCTCCAATACCCCGTGGATCATGGGCTGAGACTTTTGTTATTGAAAATATTGCTTGGTATTATGAGACACTAACATCCCATGAGCATAATGAGGTCCGTTCCTTAACTGTTATATTAGCGGATCATTGGAATATACGTGCTGGAACACCTGTTAATCAAGAGGTATCCTATACAAATCTCTATGTGGTTAATTTGATACCGAGCATTGAGATACTAGATGTATATGGCTATCGTAATTTTGATGGTGAACGGATATTTGCTCCGATACCAAAGAGTTATTATATTAAGAATCTATCTGATACCTTGGGTACTGAGAGTCCTACTACGCTTGAGTTCCCGATTGCGCTCGAAGATTATATCGGTGAAGAATGGGAGGGTGATGTATATGTTTCTTCGAGGTCCACCATAGGGCCAAATGCTGCTAATATAATTCAATATTTACTAGAGACATATACATCTTTCTCTATTGATGCTACTTCTTTTGCTTCTGTAAGTGAAGCCCTAGAGAAATACCCTGCGAACTTTACGGTTTTCGATCAACCAGATGCCCTTGCAATATGTGAAGATATAGCATGGCAATCTCGTTGTGCTTTATTCATAAAGAATGGTACTGTATATATTAAATATCTCTCCATCGAACCAAGTATCAATGAGACATTAATAGAGAGTGAAGTCCTTCTTAAAACAATACGGTTGGGATTTACTTCTACTGAGGATATCTATACTCGTATCAATGCTACATGGAAGAAGAACTACTCCGAAGAAGAGAATGTCGAACGTGATTATATTTACTCAAATAATATTGCGAATTATGGATTGAGGGAGTTCAATAGGGAGTTTACGATATATAATATTGAATCTCTTATAATACTCAGTGCAGGTTTTTGGGGGTATAGATACTCGAACTCCTGGAGGAAGATTGCACTTGATACTCCACTTGTAACACTTGCTTTAGAGAATTTCGATGCAGTAGATTATGATCTTAATGTGTTAAGCTCAAACACCCTAATCGGTATTCTTGATTTAGTAAATCACAATGCTGTAGATAATGTCATCCACCTTGAATCAGAATTAGCATCAAAAGCTGGAGATGTAGATGGAGGTAATAATCCTGATGAAGATTCTAATTATTTTACTGGTGATCCTGGTAATCCTGTTAATCCCTCAAACCCGATGCCAGAGGATGTAGGTGAGGGTCTTGAGGAAGTAGAATATGAAGTCCCAACACAAGGACAGACGGACTCTGATCCTAATTCTGATCCAGCGTCGAGTTCCAGTGGTACAACTACTGGTAGTGATCCTACTTTCTATTTAAAATTTACTGTGGAGCCGAATGAAGTACAACGCGGTGTAAACTTTACTTTAACTGTAGAGACATGGGACTATCAAAATAATAAAATTTCAAAGAATGTTTCAGCTACCCTTGGTTTAGTAGTATCTCCTCCTGGGGCTGAGAGTCTTAATACTTCAAATATTAGTATAGTAAATGGTACATGGACAGGAACTACAAATCAAATTACTGGGGGTAGTGGATCGAAGACAGGTATTATTAGCGTAGCTGCTAGTGGGTATACTGGAGATAATACCAAGGAGTTCGATATCATCGCTCCGAAAGTAGATAGTCTCTCATGGGCCTCAACACCTGCGATAGTAACACGTGTAGCAACAATACCTGATTATACTTTATCCGGTGGGTTATTTGGTGAGGTCATTGATATACTACTTAATAGTGCTGATCCTCTTGATAAATTATATGATTCTACAGGTACGGAAATAACTCAAGTTACTTTAGATGCAGGAGGTTCATATACTTTCTCAGGTACATATATCAATGGCGGTCAAGGTGACGACTTCGGTACTTTTACTGCTGATGATGTCCTTGAGAAATATGATGATAAACAAAGTAGTCAGTTCACGATTTCTGGACTTTCTTCTATTGGAGTTGTATCTGATATTATCTTCACAGAGTCAGTCCAGGCTAATGCTGATTATCTACAATTATCGAAAGAAGGGCCAATACTCGATGATATTGAGTTCGAGTTGGCTGGTGCTATTTTACAATCCGATGGATCAGTAGCTACGTCTTATAATGAGACTCTACGTTTAGAAGCTTATGATTACACGGGCGGTGGTAGATTAGATTGGTTGGCTATTGGTCCTAATGCTAGTAACTATGGGGGTTTCGTTTATGCTAGTATTGTGAATGGAGAATGGTCCTTCAATGGTGTACGATTAGATATCCCCGGCGCGACAAATGGTATCCGAATCACTGGAGAGATCGTAGGTAAGGAAGCTCAGTTCAACGATGAAATTGTAACAGAAATATGGATTACTCTTGCTTCATTACCAGAAGCACGGAAACAACACATAGCACAAACAGCAGGAGGAAAGATATATGCTATTTGGGGCAGAACATCAGGTATAACTAATACAACAAGAATTTATGATATTGCTTCCGATACATGGACAAATGGAGCAGCAGGTGGAGAGGCAAGAATAGAGGCTGCTTCTGCTTTATGGGGCACTAGAGTATATTTGATAGGCGGAAATGATGGGTCTTCCAATCGTCAAACTGATCTTTGGATATATAATACAGTAACTAATACCTTTACTAATGCTGTAAATGGTCCGGGTACAGTGATGAATGGATATAGAGAAGGTCCGATTGCAGTTGCCAACGCTGGACATATATTCACATGGGGTGAGGTTGCTTTCTCAGAAGAAGGAAAAGAGATTTATGATTATAATATTAGTGGGGATGTATGGTTAAATGTAAGAACACCTTCCGCAAATAAACAACAACAAGCGGCAGCAGCAGTAGTTAATGGCGTTATATATATTTGGTTTGGTGGTACTATGGATATATATAATATAGCTGGTGACTCTTGGGGTTCTGGAGCCGCGCCACCAGTTAATAGGTATAATCATACTGCCTCAGTACTTGGGGATAAGATAATTTTCCACGGTGGAGCGGCAACATTAAATGGGGCACAAGTTGATACTACTTATATTTATGATACTGTTTTAGATACATATACACTATTTACTCCTGCTAATTTCTCTGTTAAGGATCATGCTGCTATAATATATAATAATGAATTATATATTATAGGGGGATATAATGGGAGCACACTAAGTACTGTGAGTAAAATTTATATTGCTTAGGTCAGAATGGTCTGACTATTATTTTGAGGTATGTTCAGGTAAGGAGAGTATGATGAATGAAGTAGCAGAAACATTGGCAAGTGGATGGTGGGTTGGACTTCTTGGCACGATCATCGTAGCAATGTTAGGTGGTTTCTGGTTTCTATTAAGGAAATTTGTTAAGACTATTTTGGATAAGATGGGAGTTTCCGAAGCAGAGAAAAAAGCTATTGATGCTTTGTTAGTTGGTATGGCAGAGCAGCAACCTATTGCAAATGGTATTAAGAAAGCAACTGCTGATAATAAGATTACGAAAGAAGAGGCAAGGAGTCTTGAAGGTGCGGCTTGGGAAGTTGCCAAGGAAATTGCTACAGGTCCAGCTAAAGATGTTGTTCTTAATTGGACTAAAGGACAAGTTAGTTCTTTTATTAAGCAATTACTTGCTAAGTACAAAGGACGGAAGTAGCTATAGGGAATAGTATTATGCCAGTATCAAAATGCCCAAATGGGAAATGGCGTATCGGTAGTGGTAGGTGCGTCTATGATACCAAGGAAAGGGCTGAGAAAGCTTGGGTAGCCATTAGGATTGCAGAACATAGTAGAAATAGGAAAGGGAAAAGATAATGGCAAAATTCAAACCCGGAGTGCCAAAATGAGATGGGTCTGGTAAAGGGCGACGAGCGAATCGTGGTCGGGGAGGATGTTCTTCTACACAATCAACCGGAAAGGGTAGCAATCGGAAAGGGTAGCAATCGGAGATAGGTATGACTATTTTATCTATGATTCTAGGTGTACTAAGTAATATTATCAGTAATGTTTTAGGGGAGGTATTAAAAGATGTTCTCAAGACCCCTGCTATTGAGACAAGTGTTGAGAAAGCGGAAGGGACTGTTCCCGTTATTGCTACTTCTACTGATGATCTCATTAGTAAATATGGGATGCTCGATAGGGGTTAAAGAGAAGGTTCGTATTGTCTACTCTCAACTCTATCAAGAGCCAATAGAAGCGAAAGGGGCAATAAGGATAGCAACAAATAAACCTATCCCTATCACTATCAGTGGTATGACTGATGTATCAACTAAGAAAGACTTAGGCGGCATGTATGCGATTGGAGCAGCAGACTTAAAAGGTTTAGTTGATGCGGCTAAGAACAATGAGTAATGGAACTAAATTTGCTCCCCATCGGGGTAAGCCTCCAGCTTGCCCCGATGGTTATGTTAGATCGAAAGGTGATCCTTTTGTTTTCTATCCGATACTTGAACCTTGTGAATATCGTGGGGAGAAAAGAACCCCTCAGAAATGTTGTAGGAATGATCGTGTAGTTACTTGGTGTAAACGTGACGATAAAGAGATAAATGCTAAGATATGTATACTTTGTATGGAGTGTAACAATGAGAATCAGCCTGATAATAACATCGTTCCAACGTGACCATTTACTTAGACTTACACTACCGAATATAGTAAATCAACGTAGGGCAGATGAAATTATAATTATCAACGATGGTACTCCAGATGGTACTGAACAAATAGCAAAAGAGTATGGGTGTAATTATATATTCACAGGACAACGTAATGTTAATAATGCGATGAAGTGGAGAGTACCAGGGTATGCCCTTAATATTGGTGTACGCTCAGCTACAGGAGATATTATTATTATTTCTTGTGCGGAGATGTATCATATTGGTGATTTAATAAATCAAATTTCAATACCAGTTATGAAGGGGACTCTCTCACTTGGGATACCAGAAGGTAAAGATGATTCAGGGGAATATTTAGATTGTATCTCCCGTACAAATAAACATTACTCTGATTTATATGATAGAGCTAAAGACCTCAATGTAAAGTTACCTTTCCTCTTTGCGATGCGCCGTAGTATATATATGGAGATAGGTGGATATGACGAGGACTTTACAGGTCAAGCTTATGATGATAATGATTTCGTAGGTAGACTCTTAGCTTATGGATGCAGTTATAAGCAAACAAAAGCTCAATGTGTTCACCTATACCATAAGCGTAGTTATCGTAATCGTAACCGGAACTCATTAAAATACAATGAAAGACTCTTCCTAGCTAGACAAGGGATCGTCAAAAGAAATATTGGTAAAGATTGGGGAAGGACACCTAATGATTAATAGTTATACGGCTGCTGGTACTATGCCTTGGAAACTCTTACAACATAAAGGAGCTATCGTAGATGGAAGTATTAAACCCATACACCTTCAGCTTATCCCAACAAATAAGTGCAATCGAAATTGTACTTGGTGTTCTTGTTCTGCTGTGGACCGTACATTGGAGTTACCGATAACAGAGATAAGAGCTATCTTTGAAGAGTTCTCGTCACTTGGTACCGAAGCCGTTACAATATCTGGTGGTGGAGAACCTACAGTACATAAGGATTTTCTTAGTATATTAATAGCCGCAGCAAGATTAAATATACGTTGTGGTTTGGTAACTAATGGTCTTAATTTTATAAATAATAAACTCGATATGAGTATCATTAATAATGCTTTAACTTGGTTAAGGATATCTGTTTTCGATACTGAGAATATTTATGATATTAGAATGATTGAAGAGATATGTGGTATGTTACCTAATGTAGATATTGGGATCAGTTTTACAGTTACAACCAAGAGTGATATGGATATAGCAAGACAAGTATGTGAGGTTGCAGCTATAATACCGAATATTACACATATTCGTTTTGTACAAGATATCTTTAATGCTACTGAGGAATATAATATAGAGGCGATGGATACCATAAAGAAAATTTGTAAAATTATTACTCATAAGGCTATTTTCCAATATCGAAATATCTTTACTCTTGGCCATGAACAATGCCTCATATCTTTATTGAAACCAACTATCGGGGCTGATGGATATATCTATCCATGTTGTGGTGTCCAGTATGCAAGTACAGAGTTGAGGAAACTCCCAGAGGACTTTAGAATGGGTACTTGGAGAGAGTTCAAGCATACTAATTCTTTTGATGGAAGGAAATGTTCACGTTGTTATTATGATGATTATAATCGCACACTAAATAATTTAATTTGCCCATTGAAACATAAAGAGTTTATTTAAGGGGTACATAAGGAGATACATGTATGTATAAGGTTGTAGCATTTTACACTAAAGATACGCCGTATGAAGATGTGATCCAAAAGCTCCAAGGATCAATGATTAAGTACAGAGTACCAAATTACGTTAAAGGTTATGAGAGTCGTGGAGCATGGGTAAAGAATTGTGCTATAAAACCAGAGTTCATTCTTCATTGTTTAGAAGAGTTAGACGAAGATATCCTTTATGTAGATGCCGATGCTGAGTTCCTTCAAGCCCCTAACTATGAACTCTTCAAAGGTGAACTCCATTATTACAAGTTCAAGGGTAGAGAAGCCCTTAGCGGTACAATATTCTTTAAGAATACTGAAAGGGTTAAAAAGTTTGTTAGAATATGGATCGAGATACAAAAGCAACATCCAACGGTTTTCGATCAAGAGACAATGGCAAGAGCTATTGAAGCCGTTAGGGGTAACTTAGATGTCAGAGCATTACCAAAAGAGTATATCAAAATCTTTGACTTAATGAAGCATGTAGAGAATGCAGTTGTACTGCATCATCAGGCTTCGAGGAAATATAAAGATAACACTGAGATAAGGAGATTACCAATGAGTGACTTTGAATTGCCAGTTGGGGTTAGGATATTAGCGAATGGAACTTATTGTTTAGTACGCGCAAATAGAACTATTGAGAAGTATATGGATGAACATCTAAAAAGAAGTGGTGGACCAAGAGAACGTCTTTGGTTCCCTGAATTAGAAGGTGCTGAGGTTAATGTATTTAAAGATTTATTTAAGGGGCAGGTATGTACGATTGTAGGGAAGGGTCCGTCACTTGATTTACTAAATCAAAAAGATATTAAGGGTGAAGGTCCAGTGATTGCTTTGAATGAAGCCATACATAAGGTTGAGAAGTTAGGGTTGAGTAAGGATAAGCACCCACTCTTCGTTGTTCAACAAGATGCCCATTTAAAGGATAGTTGTCAACCAACAAAGAAAGATACGAAATTATTAGTTTCGTATCTCTCTGGGAAATGTGCAAAGGACCATGAGAATCGTTTCTTATATAGACCAGTAGATTTAGGTCTAAGAGATGCTTCCCTTACAGTTCAAGTTGCGATTGAGTTCGCGAGACTATGGGGTTGTAAGGAAGTAAAACTTATAGCCTTCGATGCTTGTACAAATGGTAATACCGATTACGCTGAGAGTATTGGGTATCCTTCTTCCAAGGGTGGTGATCCTAAACGATTCATCCGGCAAAAGGATATTGTTATTAGACAGTTAAAGAAGATTCCACATGAATTTATTGTCTTGTCTACAGACCAGGATAAATCTGCAACATGAGGCGGTAACATTCAGCACTCATTTTGCAATCTTCCAAAGCATCATGTGCTTTAAGATTCTCGACTTTAAGTTTATTTGCAAGTCTACCTAAACTTACTGAGTTAAAGGGCGGTGTCTCTCCAAAGAGCGCCGCCCTATCATTTAGGTAGAATGCTGTAACCATAGTATCACGATAATGATAATGGAAGAGATGGTCATAACTTAGAGGGCCAAGCCATTCTTGTAGAAAAGCTTTATCGAAACAATAATTCTGACCAATTACCATAAGTCTCTTGTTAATGGGTAGTTTCAATTTCTCAAACCATTCATCCAATAGATCGGCAGCTTGATAGCAGTCGATACCATGTTGCATAATCCAATTCAAATCAATCTTATTAACACTCATAGCCTTGCGGTCAACATTCTCAGGATGCGCAGGTCTTATATGCATATTAAATGGCATGTAATGTTTATTAGGTTTCATGTCTGGACCTAATGGTAATATTGCTAATTGAATAACATCATGCTTCTTTGGGTCGAGGCCAGTAGTCTCGGTATCCACAGCACAGAGAAGATGTCCATGTGTATCAGTGATGTTCATAATTCTAAAACCTTTCTATAGCCTAAACCCTTTAGACTTGAAACCACAAACAAAACATTGAACCTTCACACTACTTCGTCTGGTCGGGAAACCATTGATTCTTCGTAGTTGTCTAATGATTCCTCCTCGCTGTCTTCTATCGAGTGGTCGTTGATGTCCACAAACGAGTTTACCATTAACTACTGGTAATGTTTTACCTAATGTTTTACCTAATGTTTTATGTTTGTTCATTAGTATCTCCACTTGTCTTTCGAGGCTTATGCTCCTTTTGATTTGTTAAATCAAACCACATAAGAAAAAGTAAACAACAACAAGCATGAGCAAGAAGGTGGATACCTGTTTCTTCATCGTTAGTACCACCTTCCCACCAATCTTCAATATGTCTTTTGGCCGCAGCGTAATATCTATTTCTTGCATCCTTAACATGTTTCCAGTTCTCAGGGGCATATTTCCCTGCCCCATGAGTTAAGACTCGAACAATCTGACGGAATGTACCCATAGGCACTAAATCCCAACGCTGTTTCTCTTGATCGAACTTCCTACCTTCTGTTGGATCGGTTTGTGGTTCTGAATCCCACATCCATTCTCCATAGGCAAAGGTATATATTTTACCGCAGGCACAAGTGTAGAATGCACCTACTTCTTTAGCATCGTGTTCTTTACCACATTCACATTTGACTATATCTGGTCCTGGTCTAAGTCCTTTCTCATATACCCCTAATTCATCACAACTTCCACACCTAAGTTCTGCTCCTGCATATACTTCATATTCAAGTGTATTTTTAACTCCACAGAATTTACATATGAAGAAATATTCTTTATCGTGCACTGTCTTTTCACTATCATCTTTAGTTAAAACCCATTCTCCATTTTGTTTGGTGTATATACGATTACATTTACATTTAAAACCATACCCTACTCTTACATTTTGAAGAGGGTTAATTTCTTCTCCGCATTCACACTTATTCATCTTTCACCCTTCCTATAGACCAAACCCCTTCTTGATTTAGTAAATCAAGATTACCAATACTACCGATATTGACCCCGATAAATTTACCCGGTTCATAAATGATTATCTGCGAGAACTCCTGCTCGAAAGCATACATAAGTTGTTTGTATTGTTCCGGCTGAAGCGCGCTAAGAATTTCTTTAATCATAATTAAGCTTAGCTCCATCAGCACGGACTAACTTATCCTCTTCAAGAATAAGTTTATCTGCATTATTACGGGTTTCCGGTGCAGATGAATGGATATTTCCAATATACCATTGTCCGTTCTTCGTTGATCTACCTTTCGGGAAAGTCTTTGCATTAGCAGTAAAGTAATGACCAAACTTAATTTTACTCCAGTTCATTATTTCTGTTGTATCAAGCCATTCTCGAAATCTATCATATAGAGTACCAAACTTAATACACTTCCCAGGATAATATTTATAATTCTCTTCAATGAAGATTTCTAATACGGTACGATTCTCTTGTTGTAGACGTAGTTTCTCGTCAGTGATAATAACAGGAATGTTGAGTCTATCTGGGGATTCCGGTATTTCAAGATTTAAACATGTCGCAAGGAAGTCTGGTGCTTCCTTCTCAAGTAGAGGAATCAATTTCTTCTTCGGTATTAATGCCATTGGTTCAAGAGCATCAACATTAAACATTGTTATCCTAGTATCGCCTGGGAATACTGGACAAGCATCATAACTATTATCTGCCTGACACCAATGGGTTGTGTTCGGTATAAGAAATGGTGTTCTACGTTTCTTATGTATTGGTAACATCCTTGCAGTGACCCAATCTTTTATCCTTAACTCCGCTTGTTTATTTTGTCTTAGGTTTGTCTCCTCAACAACACAGAGGACAGCGTTCTCTAGTTCACCATTAAAACCCTGTTGGTTTTTAAGAGCCTGATCAGCCCTTGTGTATCCAGCAGTAATGAGGAGACTCAAAGCTTCATGGAAAATTGATTTTCCGCTGTTTTGAGGCCCATAGAAAAAGAGATATGGAAGCGGTTCCAGGGGTTCTTGGAGTAAAGAAGCAATCCAACATTTGAGGTAGTCGGAACCGGTAAGTATTCCATTAGCTTTTGCCCATCCATTTCTTTGGACTCCAATATCTAAACTAGTTCCTATATGATTTAAAATACTAAGCCAAGTAGGATATTCTAGTCCCTCTTTATCAAGGGAAGGTACAAAACGATATTGTGGTGCATTACGATTCCATTGTCTATCACCAATATACTCTGGTTGGAAAGGTCTATTAACGAGTTTCCAAGGTTTAAGAACACTTGATCCTAGTACGCCTTTTACTTCAATAGGTTTCAAACCCATACTCTCTAAGGCTACCCGGACATGGGCTAAGGGTTCTTGTTTCCACTCCTGTCCTGAACGTATTAACCATCCCGCATCTTCTAAACCCTCCGAAATGAGATGCCTAGATAGTTCATCGAAATTTGACATCTCAGCTTCGATAGGGTCTGAGGCTACAACATCAAAGATACGTTTCCATTTACCTTTTTCAAATAACCATCCTGGTATATTCGAGTCTTGAGGACGATGTTCCATTGTCATTATAATACGTCTACCGTCCTTATGTTGTTTAAGTGCAGCACTACGCCCTAAAACTTGATTTGGTAAATCAATATTAGCTTTAAGCTTTAAAGCTGCATTCGCTGCGGAGGAAGCGTGTTGGAAAATATATGAACCATTCTCATGTTCTAAGCCCTCGGAACTCAACGCGGCTACTTTGAGGTTAGGGATACGATTTAAATAACACTTTGTCCATCCTTGACCATCTTGTTCCCAGGAAAGGTCTTCCTGTATTCCGCGAGTATAACGTCTAACATTCCATGCTCCTTTACGCATAACAAAAGCAAAGGCGTTTTGTTCATTACGATCAGTACCTTCACTATTAGTTTTAAATATTCCTTGCATATTCAAAGCATCATGTGCTTCTTCAAGGTCTTTAGTATGACATACTAACATATGATGGTCAGCATCCCACCAATGGAAAGCTTCTTTATCTTGGAGGAATTTAATCAGTTTCTTATGTTCCTCGTCTAATGGTACTCGATTACATTGCCCTGCTAATTCTTCAAAACTATTAATGTTATCGACGTTTACGATGTCTACACGCCGCCGTGTTCCAGATACTACTTTCACATGGTCTTTCCAGTTTGGAGGGATATCTTTTAATACTCCACCTTCTTTAATAATTGAAAGACCATCAGTACCCTCCATCTTCCGATGCCATATCCACATATTACCCCCACAGGCATCTACTTTCGTTCCGAAGTCGAAACCTGTCATAGCACTGAGTTTACCTAAGATTGATCGAGCCAACGCTGAATGCTCAGTGTGATTAGCTGTAGATATATTTTCAAGATAGACATATAAGTGAAGCCCTTTCCCCGAAGTACTTTTCCGTATTGTAATCCAATCCACATCCATTGCAGCATTTTTAACCTCCTCAAGTTGTTGTGGTGAGAGTTTATTATTGTGTTTTTCGTGATGCCCGACAATGGCATCGAAATCATAAGCCACCCATTTACTGACTAAGTTCTTCCAATCCCATCCAGTCATGCCAATACCCTCAGCATGATTTACTAAATCAAAACTCATTTTCTTATCTTCATATTCAGGAGCAGAGTTAGCCTTATATGGAATACGGAATGACTTCCACATTTCCATACCATTAGTCCAACCATGCCACTGTCTACCTTTATATGAATCTTCGACACGTTCACCATCATCTTGAGCAACGTTTACTTGACATTCCATACCGATATTATATGCTTCAGCTAAGTCCTTAGGAGCCTTAGCCATAAGAAAACGTTTTATTGCTTCGGTTTTAGTTGGGCTACTATCAGGAGGCATCCTTGAGTCCTTTAAGTGTGCTAACCAATACTTTTACCATTGCTTCCAGACCTAAGATAGTATTGTTATCAATCTCTTCTTTATTTACTTCTGCTGAGAGGAAATCGACTTGCATCCAAGTGTCCAAGGTAAAGCGATATTTTTTATTAAGACTATCCCATGAGACTATTAAACCTAACTCTTCATTTATTAATTTCTTCATTACTCCTTCTTTGTCCTGTATAAAGCCTAAAGCTAATAGTGCTTCTTTATTGATTTTACTCATTGTTTCTCCTTAATCTCAGGTAAAGGTTCATCAATTAATTCACGTATAATCTCCATAATATAACTTAATCTTTTGTTGAGGTTTTCTTTATTTATATCCATTGCATCACAAGGAAAACACCCTTGGAGTATTATTTTTAATCGAAACTCAATATCACTTGTATGCGGTTTATAGATACAGTATAATGTGTACCCATTTTTTAATGTTAATTCCATTTCATAAGGACTAACACATTGTGTGAATCCTAATGATCTAAGGACTTCTTTATAGTTCATGTTATATCCCCTCTACTTCATTTAGTGCTACTTTCATACTATCAACTGACTCGTTGATATTTTTATTGATTTCTTCTTTATTTATACTTTCTAGTTTAAAGCTACTTACAAGATTACAATGTACCATAAGAAGGAGGTCGCTATACATACCTTCCGAGACTGCAACTATTCGAAGACCTCCACCTATATCTTTCTCTAATCCAGAAACCCAAGGAGTTTTCCTATCCACAAACCCCAGTTCCCGTAATTTTGATTCATCATATTTTTCCATCAGTCCTCCAACATAATAACATTCTCTTGACCACCACAAGTCAACTTTACGGTGCTCCCTTGTTTAGGGAATATAAAGTGTGGACACCAATTTCCACATATTCGACCTTCTTCCAAAGTACCAGTATAAGGACATTTCTTTGGGAGGAACTTAGGGATGTCTCCACTTGACGATGCTGCTTCTGGTGTAGCATGTAATTTCATGTTCATTCCTTTCTTTGATTTACTAAATCAATTAATAGGGAAGTTCAGGTTTAGGCATAGGAAATTCTTTTAGATAACGATCAATACTTTCTTCTAAGATTGTTGAGCCAGGTTCACTATCCATAAACTCTTTAATATTTGTATCAAGTCCAGACTCTAATAACTCACTGAAACAATCACCACAAATATATCCATGTTTAGATGAATACCTATCACACATTACATGTTCACATCCTCTTCTACTACATGCCATCACACTCATACTTTCCTCCTTTTGATTTAGTAAATCAACTTTCTTTGATTTGATTTAATAAATTGATTTTGTTCCGATATCTTCGTTCCCCTTATTATACGCAAAAAACGACCAAAAAGATAGTCATTTTTCGGGAATCGGGTAAGTCCTTATATGGCAACGACTTACCAGAATAGTAAGGTAAGAAATCCTGTAAGTCCTTACTGTATATAGACTTATACTATTTTCCTTACTAACTACTAATAGTTTGAGTTACCTATATAGTAGTATAAATACAATACAATAATATACAAGGTAACTGAGAAAAGTAGTAGTTAGTAAGTGTAACATTTCATTACAAAGTAGTAATAAATTATTCTGAAAAAAGCCTATCTTTCCGAGCAAAATTGACGTATAATAGAGATAGGCGAGAAGGTCCAGAATTATACGGACACAGTTGTACAAAATCAAATCAATAAAATCAAATCAATTTGAGTGTATGGATGATAGTGTTTATGTTTGATTTACTAAATCAAGAGTCAGGGTACTCCCCTTCCTGCCCCGTGTGGACCGGATCGCCTGATGACATAACTCCCCCTACGGCAGACTATAGACTTGTATCCCTGACTCTTGATTTAGTAAATCAAAAACCTTTTGCCAATGCAATGGTGCATTGGCTTTCTCATAGGAGGAAGGTGTAATGGGTCAAGAAGTGAAGATTGTGAAATTGGGAGAGATTCGCGAGAACCCCGCCGCGCTCCGAGATGTTAAGCGGGATAGCCCGAAGTACCAAGAGCTTGTTGGTTCAATCAAGGCGAAAGGAATTTTGAACCCGCCTCTTGGCCGTGTTTGTCAAGACCCGCAGACTGGTGAGGAGTACATTGGTCTGATTGACGGGTTGCAGCGATTCAATGCTGCGAAGGATGCAGGACTCGAAGAGATTCCGATGCTTCTCAAGGACATGGACGAGGGGCAAGTATTGGAAGCTCAGTTGGCAACGAACCTGCATAAGATTGAGACGCGCCCTGCGGAGTATGCAAAGCAGCTTAATCGTTTGTTGGCTCTCAGTCCGTTTCTCACGATGTCAGCCCTGTCGGAGAATCTGTCTATTAGTCCGGCATGGTTGAGTGAACGGTTGGGTCTGGTCAAGTTGACAGATAGCATTGCGAAGATGGTAGATGATGGAGACATTTGCGTGACGAATGCTAACCATCTTGCCAAGCTCCCTCCTGAAGAGCAGGCTAACTTCTCGGATCGTGCTCAGACAGATACCCCTCAGAAGTTTATCCCTGAAGTTACTACTCGTTTGGGAGAGATTCGTTCAGCCAAGCGTGAAGGTAGAGACCCCAAGCCCGAAGAGTTCCAGCCGAATCCGCGCGTCCGTAAGGTGTCGCAGGTTAAGGATGAACTGTTGAAGGGTGAAGTTGGTAAGTCTCTTTGTAATAAGCATTCCCTTGGGACAGCCGAAGAAGGTTTTGATATGGCTATCAAGTGGCTCCTTCAGGTTGATCCTGATAGTATTGCGGTGGATCAAGCTAAGTGGGAACAGCGTAAGGCTGAACTCATAGAAGCTAAGGCTAAGCGTAAGGCTGAACGGGATGCGAAGAAAGAGAAGGATGCGGCAGAGAAAGCGGCGGCAGCGGGAAATCCCGCTTAATCAATCACTAACATCTACACAAACATTTTAGGAGAGAAGTATGCCAGAAAATGAACTTGTACCAATGGATGGAATGCCTACACTTCCAGTATCCGAGAAAGAGTTTAAAGAAATTGTTGGTGGAGATTATCTCCCTCGGTTGCAGGTTGTGGATTCCTCTTCAAAAGTCTGTAAGAAAGACTTGGCCAAAGCAGGTAATTACGCATTAATAAGGGCGGAAGATGATGTGGTTGATTTAACAAATCAAATCGACGTTCTTGTGGTTCATATGCGTTTTACTGCTTTGGACTTCAGCGATGGCGACGCACCGGTTTTCAATCATGTGCGTGACAGCGCTGAGTTTAAGCGTATTGAAGAGGAGTCCAAGGTTAGGGATTCTGGATGTATGTGGGGACCAGAGTTTCTTTTGTATGTTGATAGTGTTAAGGCTTTCGCTACGTATCTTTGTTCTAGTGCTACCTCAAGGCGGGAGTCTAAGAATATCATAAAGTTAGTTCGGAAGGCTGCTACTTTCAAGACTCATTATATTGAGAAGGGAAAGTACAGTTGGCATGGGCCTTTGATTATTCCTTGTAGTACTGCTTTTGATATTCCCGATCCAGAAGAAATCAAAGCCCAAGCAATGAAGTTTGCTAATGTAGCTTCGACGGAAGCTGCGGAGGCTGCACCCGAAAGTGAGCGTGAACGATAGGTAGGTACAGTAGTACCAGTATGAACTCGCTAGTCTTTTGATCTGGTTCGCGAGCCCAGTATACAAGATCAGGGGAAAAGCCCTACGTGCCACTCAGGTTTAGGATGTTTAAATGATATAAAGTGGCAGTTGGTATTAAAGGGTCATGTCAGTATGCCGAGACTGATTTATTTAATTTGGGGACGAAATTTTAGGTATCGACTGGATAGAAAAAGTTTGAGTTGCGTGTCGCGGTTGATCGGTTGGCCGCGTTAAAAAGCCGATTACAAAATTAACTGCCAATAACGTAATCAATGCTGATTTCGGTCAGTCTGCTAAGGCTGCTTAAAGCCTAGCCCAGAAAGCGATAAGGTGGCAGCGTAATCGTTAGTACGGTCACTACTCTGCTATGGTGTGGATATGATAAGTCAAGGTCGTACCTCACCGAAATTAATCTGACTGGAATCACGGGAAGTAACGTGAGAGGCTTGTTGGTGTGCCGGATACAGAACACCAACTACACACGTAGCAACTCATACCAGATTTATCGCAGGACGCGGGTTCGATTCCCGCCGTCTCCACCAAAAATTAAACAGGGTAGTGGTCATATGCTCAGCAGAATATGACCCTTACCCGTATTTTTAGGGTAGATAGGGTAGATAGGGTAGATAGGATTAGTAATGCGTATTGAGTTAATAGGATTCACTAATATTGATTGGACTAAGTATATGTCCTTTTGCAAAGAGAAATTAGGAGAAGCCCCAACACGTAATTTAGACGCATCTAAATTGAGATTCAATGAGCAATTAACTTTTGCTCTTACTTTAAATGAAATAGCCGGAAGAACCTCAGAACCTTTTAAAACCATTAGAGATGGTAATCTTAATTTGGATGCCATCTCGATTGTATTTATTGCTTCCGAAATTGAATTTGAATGGTATGGGTCTATAAAGAAAGTTGATTTACTAAATCAAATCTCTTTGCTATCAGGTACATTGAGAGAGTGGAAAGATACCATAGTCTCCAACCTTTCCTTGGATTCAGATAACGAAAAGCATCGTAGGATATTCTTTATGTTGGTATTGAGTATTTTTGAAGAACATGACTTCAAAGCTGTATGGGGAAATTATAGTAGAGTTAATCTTGAAGATGGCACCGTATGTTTGAAGGAAAAATAAGGCAGCCGAGGGAAAATAATTATGGAAGAGATAAAGTTAATAGCAAAAGGTAAGTTTGTTCGGTGTGGTATGGAAGTAGAAGGTGGTAGGATATTTCTGAAAACACCTTATAATAAAACATTAATAGCTGAGATAAAAAGTTTCGAGGGTGCCAAATGGCATGGTTATGATAAAGAGAATCCTCGTAAACTTTGGAGTATTAAAAACAGTGGAAGGAATATCTTCCAACTCTCTTTTCTCATGGGTCAGAATCCATATGAGCGTTATGATAATTATACTAAGAATCCTGTAGTATGTAAGACTGACCGTTCATTATATAAACATCAAATTGAAATGGTTGAACACGGACTTACTGTTCATTATGGTGTTTGGGCGGCCGAGATGGGATGTCTTGATGGTGATTATGAGGTAGATGGTGCTTCTATTGAAGCATGGTATAAATGTAATTCTAGAGCTAAACCAAGATTGCATTGTTACGATGAAAATGGTGATATTATTACAGTTGAAGCTTATCGTATTGTTGAAAAAGAAATGGAATGTATACATATTAAAGTGGATAATCATAATATAAAAGTAGGTAAAGATCATTTGTTTTTAGCTATACTAGGAGATGAATTATGTCATGTCCGAGCAAAGAATTTAACACAAGCTCACATGCTAATAACAGATGGGTCTATTGGGATACCCACTACTTCGACAGTATTGACACAGAACAAAAAGCATATTGGCTTGGGTTCTGGTATGGAGATGGTTCAGTCTATAAACAAAAAGGTACTTACAGAAGTAAGCTTTGTGTTAAGGAAATTGAACTTGTACAACAATTTGCCAGAGACATTAAATGTACTAAAATCCCAAATAATGGGGAGCTTGTACTTTTTGGAGCAGAATGGTTATCTATGCCTAGAAAACCCGAACGTCAATTCCCAGTCCTCGATGAAGACTACATCCGACACTTTATCCGAGGACTTTTTGATGCAGATGGTTCAGTCTCAATATCAGATAACGGACAATGTAGAAATTTTCATTCGACTATCTGCCATGCTTCAAAAGACCTGTTATCAATGGTTGCCAAGATACTTGGAACAAGAGTTATTAAAGGGCACCATACAAACCAAATATCAATTAATGGAAGATACCGTATACAGAGCCTTGCACTCTATCTTTATTCAGATGCAACTCGGTATCTCAAATATAAAGCAGATAGATTTCGAGAAGCCTGGACATTTCATAGTAGCGAGAGAGTCGGAACATTTATTCCCTGCTTCATTGCAGAGAATGAAGGTATTGCCACTAAGGAATGCGGAG